TGGAATACAAGGAATAAGGAACTCGATATTAGTTATGATTGCACCTTCAGAGTTCATAAACTGTAGTCCTGCTAGATCGAATCCAACAAAAGTTATATCTACTTCTGTTCCAGATACATAATTAAGTGCTTCAGCAATTATATTGGCAGTAGAGTCAAACAGAAAGAAGATTATACTTGCAGTACTATCATAAGTTAATCTAACTTTAGTCGGTCTATAATCCACTTCCCAACCAGTAGGAAGCATTGCTGATATAAACTTCTTTATAATCCATACATTAGAAGTAGAATCCCAATATTGACTATCTGGGTCTACTATTGTCCAGTCACTTGGGTAGAAATGTTGTTCCCATTCGAAACATTCAGTAGTCGTAGTACTAATTGATGTACTAGTAGAAGTACTTGTAGATGTAGAAGTGCTTGTAGATGTACTAGTTGACGTCGAAGTTGTTGTAGTACTAGTAGAAGTGCTTGTAGAAGTACTTGTTGTTGTCAAACATGGACCATAGAATTCGATGTTAGTAATTACAACACTTGAAGAATCGCTAAATTCTAACCTATCTATATCATTTCCAACAAAAGTAATGTCTACTTCTTGACCAGATGTATATCCTGAACTACTAGCGATAACATTCCATACACTATCATAGAGTACAAAGTTTATAGGATTGCCACTAAAGCTAATTCTAATCATATATGGTCTGAATCCTGGATTCCATACATCATTAGCAACTAATCCTGCCATTTCAGAGATAACTAGCCATGTCCTAGCTGTTCCATCCCAAGCCATATCAATAGCAGTATCTTCTGGCCAATCTACATTATCAAAATATGAAATCCATTCAAGACATATTGTAGTAGATGTTGATGTAGTAGATGTACTAGTACTTGTTGATGTTGAAGTACTGGTAGTAGTAGAAGTACTTGTTGATGTACTCGTTGAAGTACTGATTGAAGTACTTGTACTAGTACTTGTTGATGTAGAAGTACTTGTAGATATACTAGTTGTTGATGTAGTAGTAGTCGATGTAGAAGTACTTGTACTAGTTGAAGTAGTAGATGTGCTAGAAGTACTTGTTGATGTAGTTGTAGTTCCGAATCCAGTAGGATGGTCTTTGTTGAAAATATAGACACAAGATAAGTAAAGTTCTAAAAGAGATGCTTCGATTCCAACAGCATCTATTGGAACAAAGTGTTCTGCAATTGTTCCTGTCGATTGCCATTCTTCATACTCATCTGAAACTTTTCTAAATAAGATTGCCATAACTGCATTAAGAACATCATATTTAGGACGAATTGAGAAATAAGGAGTTTTGGAAGGAAGATTTATTTTGTTTAAAGCATGAAGTATTTCAACTTGTTCCTTAGTTATCATCCAATGTGGGTCGCCTTCAGTAGCCCTTTCAAAAGACAGATCATGACTTATTGGTGTTGTACTTGGTATTCCAGATGCAACAACTTCTCCGTGGAAAATCAATTCTCCAGGATTAGCACTATATTGTAACCAGAACTCTAAAACGTCTAGACTTTTTACTCCATAATATTGAAGTACTTCAACAAGAGACTGTGGAGTTCCTTTTATTTTATATAAATTTACTAAATCAAGAAAGAAAGTAGCTTTATTAGTATTTACTTTATAATTATAAGTAGAAAGGTCTGTAGAATAGAGGTAACCAAAACTTCTAAAAAGTTCATCTAAATAATCCTCTGGTAGTGAGAAGGGGTCAGACGCATGAGTCTGTGTAGTGGTCAAAGTTCTAAGAGCGGCATATAAATCAATTAAGAAGTCTCTAAATCTTCTATAGTCATCACTAGCAAATACATTTTGGTCTAATACATTCGAGAACAACCTACTGGATTTCCCTTGTTCAGATATCGCTTCGGCTTTCACAGTGTCAGCTAAGTCTGTAACTTCTTCGCCTCTTATCACTTTAAGTATCTTCCAGAGGTCATTTATATTAAACACAATTGTCTCCTTACGTTCCTCTAACCGAGATTATTTTGTAGATTTGATCTAAAACATAAACCTCATAACAGCTTTCTAAAAGTCTTCCTGAGGAAACTATTAAATTATTATCGTAGTGTGAATAGTTGTTATAAATCTTTAAGTCTAGATAGAGATAAATCAGCTTTGATAATTTTGTACCTAGAATATCGTACCGTACTTTAAGTACAATTCCTGCAGTAGTATCAATAAGTTCTACTACCGTACTGTCCACTATTGTAACATTTGTTGAGTCAATTCGATAAGCAAGTAAAGCGTCTAATAGAACAAAATCATGTTGTTTTAAAGCAAAAGAGTTTGTACCAGTCTCGCCACAAACTAGGTATCTAGCTGAGCTAGGATATATACAAAGACGATTCCTCACAATGTATGGCGTGTTATGGTCACATGAATGCTCTGTGTAGACGTAGTTATATTTGGTATATGAGTAATCTTCATTAAACAAAAGTTCAATAAAAGACTTTTGTGGAAGATATATTTGTGGGACTGAAACTGGACTCGGAACTTGGTTTTTATTTACAATACTATTTGTTACGAAATTGTCGAACCAATAAGCTAATTCCGGTACAAATTTTGTCGAGGGGACTATAATAATAGATGTAGTTGTTGTAGTAGTACTTGTCGAGGTACTGGTACTTGTCGATGTAGTTGTTGTAGTAGACGTTGTTGAAGTACTAGTAGTTGATGTCGAAGAATTAATAAGAGAAGTTGTCGTACTAGTAGTTGTAGAAGTACTAGTTGAAGTACTAGTAGTTGATGTCGAAGAATTAATAAGAGAAGTTGTCGTACTAGTAGTTGTAGAAGTACTAGTTGAAGTAGATGTACTTGTAGTTGTCGTTGTGGTACTAGTTGACGTAGAAGTAGTGATACCTATAATAATAGATGTAGTTGTTGAAGTAGTACTTGTAGAGGTACTGGTACTAGTTGATGTAGAAGTACTAGTTGACGTCGATGTCGTTGTTGTAGTAGTACTGGTACTAGTTGATGTAGAAGTACTAGTTGACGTCGATGTCGTTGTTGTAGTAGTACTAGTACTAGTAGAAGTCGACGTTGTCGAAGTCGACGTAGATGTTGTAGAAGTACTTGTAGATGTACTAGTCGATGTAGAAGTACTTGTAGTAGAAGTTGACGTAGATGTTGTAGAAGTTGACGTAGATGTTGTAGATGTACTCGTACTCGTAGATGTCGAAGTACTTGTCGATGTACTAGTAGATGTAGAAGTACTTGTTGTCGAAGTAGAAGTAGACGTTGTCGAAGTTGACGTAGATGTTGTAGAAGTAGATGTAGACGTTGTCGAAGTTGACGTAGATGTTGTCGAAGTTGACGTAGATGTTGTCGAAGTAGAAGTAGACGTTGTCGAAGTTGACGTAGATGTTGTAGAAGTAGATGTAGACGTTGTCGAAGTTGACGTAGATGTTGTAGAAGTAGATGTAGACGTTGTCGAAGTAGATGTAGATGTTGTCGAAGTTGACGTAGACGTTGTAGAAGTTGACGTAGATGTTGTCGAAGTTGACGTAGATGTTGTAGAAGTACTCGTACTAGTAGTAGAAGTCGACGTAGATGTTGTCGAAGTAGAAGTAGATGTAGTAGAAGTACTCATACTAGTAGTAGAAGTCGACGTAGATGTTGTCGATGTACTTGTACTAGTAGTAGAAGTCGACGTAGACGTTGTCGATGTACTTGTACTAGTAGTAGAAGTTGACGTAGACGTTGTAGAAGTAGAAGTAGATGTTGTCGAAGTTGACGTAGACGTTGTCGATGTACTTGTGCTAGTAGTAGAAGTAGAAGTAGAAGTCGAAGTTGTACTTGTTGAAGTAGATGTTGTCGATGTAGAAGTAGATGTTGTAGAAGTAGATGTACTTGTCGTCGAAGTTGACGTAGATGTTGTAGATGTACTCGTACTAGTTGTCGAAGTAGAAGTAGACGTTGTCGATGTACTTGTGCTAGTAGTAGAAGTAGAAGTCGATGTTGTAGATGTACTCGTACTAGTAGTAGATGTAGAAGTCGAAGTCGTAGAAGTCGACGTAGATGTTGTCGATGTACTTGTGCTAGTTGTCGAAGTCGATGTACTAGTAGTACTAGTTGACGTAGATGTTGTAGATGTCGATGTACTAGTCGTAGAAGTTGACGTAGATGTTGTAGAAGTACTAGTACTTGTAGTAGATGTAGATGTACTAGTAGTAGAAGTAGAAGTAGATGTTGTAGATGTACTAGTAGTACTAGTTGACGTAGATGTTGTAGATGTAGATGTACTAGTAGTACTAGTTGACGTAGATGTGGTTATCGCAGCTGTTGTAATTGATGTTTGACATACTGCTGTACTTGGTCCCCAATCAATAACCACAAATTGTATTTCATACTCTTGATTACCTAATGCCCCAGAACCAAAACCTAGTGCCCATTGTATCTCACCATAATCTCCATTTTTAACATTAAGAAGATTGGCAAGATTGTCACCCTCATTTTCAACACCCGTATCCCAATCAACAAAACATCCTGCTGTGTTTGCTTCTAAAAGTGGTGCAGCATCAACCAATACTGTATTGGTTCCCCAACATATTTCTGTATCAACCGCAACGTCAGCGAAGACACCTCCTGTTCGTTTCCATTGTAACTTACAATCTGAATCAGGATTAACAGAATCGGCTAACGCCCATGTTGATATAATAAACTCATTCGCAACGTTCCAACCAGTAACATCAACATTACAAGCTTGTTGCCAAGCTCTATTGGAGTCAGCTATTCTGGAATCGGTTTGAGCAGTAAGTGCCACTTTATATTAGTCTCCAACTCTTACTATCTTTAATTTTGAAAAAGAGTACTTTATAACTTTCATATCGCCTCCTAATCTAATCTTTATTTTCTTCAGGTTGTTTAATTAGACTTGTTCCTCTCTAATTTTTTGTTTCCTTTTATTTTCTATCTATTCAAACCTATAATACTTATCTACAGTTGTGTAGTAGTATTCTCTATCTTCAGTAACGTACACAATTTTAGTAGCACCAAACTCTTCTGTAGTACTTGTATTACTAGTTGAAGTAGACGTAGTTGTTGTAATTTCTACAAGCAGACATAATAAACCTTCACTACATACTCTTTTTCTCTGTTTATAACAATAATATAATTGCTAATATAGATACTATACTAACTACTCCTAAAGCTCCTCGATTTACGACGTTGTCTAGTTTATGGTAGTACCTTTCTTGTCGATACATATTTTCAGAGTCTGCCCACAATGCTTTATAAGCTTCACTCTTTTGGATCTCGAGTTCTAAATACTCCTTGAGAGAATTATTTATATCAATGTGAGTATTTACTAGAAATTCTTGTTCTTTAATAATCTCCTTATAAGCCTTACATAGTTTTACAAGAGCAGCTACTTTAGCATATTCTTTCGAATCCAAACCTATATATACAGCTTTATCTGGAGTAGTTTCTTTGAAATCTTTGTCCACAAATCTCGGTTTCAACATCTCTGGTTTTGGTATAACAGATAAGTCAATAACGTAACGTTCTGTAGGAGTAAATTCCACCTTAGGAATAGGAGCTGGAGTAAATTTAGCTGGAGCACAAGATGAAAAAACAGATAGAGCAAAGATCAAAATTAATACAATAGTGAAAATACCAGCAGAGTAAAGTACTTTCTTCACTGTAGGATTCATATTAGGAAACATTATATATCCCCCCAATCACTTGTAATAGATTTGTGAATATCACTAACATTCTCTTTTTTCAATACTTCTTCAATTTCGTCTGCTGCTTTCTTCTGGATAGTTTTAATCTTTTCTTGAGATTGTTTAGAGATTTTCTCTTTAGTGGCTATCTCGGTTCTGACTACATTTTGTTTCTTCTCAATTTCTTTTATTTCTTCTACTTTCTTTTTCTGGAACATTTTATGGACTTTAGCCAGTATATTTAATTTACCTCCAGATCCCCAAGCATAGAAAAGGTAAGCTACACCAAGACCCCCACCAATTCCAAGTAAAACTGGTAATGCTGACATAGTTTATCTCCTTATACTTTGGTTTCTTCGAGGATCTTTGTTTTCTCTTCAGGACTAATACTACCGTTCTCTAAAGTTCTTATTCTAGCCACTTTAAACCCTTCTCTTACTGCAATTACAGCAGTGATTAAACCACCGTTTAATGTAGCCCAAGTAACACCATCCATAAATCCTCTAAACAGAGCAAATGTAGAAATGGTTAGTAGAGCAGCAATAGTAAGAACTTTAACCGAGAGACAAAGATCAATCACTCTTTTTCCTACTGAAATCCAATATTGTTTTATCATGTTTTTTCTCCTTTTTGCGTACAAACTATTTATATTTTGTTCTGAACTGTCTTCTATATTAAGGTTAGAAATTCAGGTGGGAAATCACTAGATTTTTTTCAAGGGACTTTTGTGTTTGAACTTTCTTCTTTCCATTTCTTTAACTATCATATCATGTATATCTACTATTGAATTTATAAAGTCTTTGTCTTTTCGTTTTATATGCGCCTGATATAACATATGACATTTGCGATGATAGTCAAGAAGAATTTTACTGTCTAGCTTTTTTAATAATATTGGAGTTAGATCTTTTAGTCTACTAAATACTTTTCTCGAGCTTAGTGGTAAACTTATTTCAATTAGATATTGTCTCAAAATATCCATTATTTTTTCTTCCTGTCAACTAAGTTCTGGATCATCTCAAGTTCGCTTGTTGGTGCAGCTCCTAACATTTTAGAAACGACATCATAAGTAGAGTCTAAGTCACCAGACATTTCTTTCGCCCGTTCTAGAATTGACTGTTTAGTTGACTCTTTTTTAATTCCAACAGACTCGATTAATCTAAAGATATCTTCTTCTGAACATTCTCTTGGTTTCTCAGAAAGTTTAGGGGACGGTCCTGCGGGAGTTGGTTTTTTAAGTCCACCAGGAACTGGTTTTTTAAGTGGATTTCTCCTTGGTCTTAGTTTGTTTTCTATTAAATTCTCCATTGATTTTAATTTCTTTGCTACTAATTTTTCGCTTTTAGTTTTAACGTCTTCTTCACTTTCTTTTATTGGTTCTTTAGTTTTAGTTACCTTAGGAGTTACAACTTTAACAGAAGGTTTTTTAGGTGTTTCTGTTTCTATTATCTTAGCTTCGATCTTAATAGGTATTTCTGCTATAAACTCACCATTCCAAGGATTCATATAATAACCATTTCCTTGTACTTCTAACTTCGCTTGTAATTTCTCTCCTTCTTCGATATCTCTTGGTATTATATTTGCTAATGTTGGAATATCAACCGAAATCAATCCTTGTTCGATTTTAGCTGGAAAACCGTACTCTACATTGTCAACTATAAACCTTAGAGAACCTTCCAACTGACTGTGATCTATTCCACTCAATTCTATCTGAAAACTAAGTGATTTTCTTTCGTTGATATTTAATTTTATCATAATATTGTCCTCATTATTTTATGTCAATTATATCGATAGACATCTTCTCTTTCCGGTCCTCAGATTCAATTTTCGTAACTAAAATTCGAGGTTTTGCTTTTTCTATTTCTTTCGTTAAGACCGCACCACCTCCTTCTGGAGCTACTCCTCTACAACGAGAAAACATACCTAGTGTTGCTATCGAAACGCTCATGATTCTATTTGCTCCCAAGTGTCAAATTTACATGTTCCAGCCAAATTTACTCGCATTGAATAGGTACCAACTATATTATAGTTTGTTCCAACTGAACCTGGGTTTGAGTAGATTCTAACTCTGGCAGATATCAGACTCCCACAATCGCCGTAACTTGTTTGGTCTATAAAAATGTTTTCATGTAGTAATCCTAAAAGAAGGTTTTGATTATCACTAACATCACTAAGATTGTCTCTTATAGTTTCTAACCTAGTACATATGCTCATATTTTTCTTCTCATTTTAAAGTTAAACTCGGACTTGTTTCCAAGTTTTAAATTTACATATTCCATCTGATTCAGATGTTATTTGATAGGTACCAACTATATTATAATTTGTTCCAACTGAACTTGAGTCTGAGTAGATTCTAACTCTAGCAGATATGAGATTATCATGTTCATCATATTCAGTTTCGTCAATACATATATTTTGGTGTGCTAAACCAAGTAACCGTCTTTGATCGACCAAGATATTATCGATTTCTAAATCAATTTCGTCCAGTAAAGCTATAATCATATCATGAGTACATTCAGCTGTAGTAGTAGTAGATGTAGTTGAGGTCGAAGTACTTGTGCTTGTTGATGTTGACGTAGAAGTACTTGTACTAGTAGAAGTAGTTGTTGTTGTAGTTGACGTAGAAGTGCTTGTCGAAGTAGACGTACTTGTAATTGTTGTTGTAGTTGACGTGGAAGTACTCGTAGAAGTAGACGTACTTGTAGTTGTTGTTGTAGTTGATGTAGAAGTACTTGTCGATGTTGTTGTCGTTGACGTAGATGTAGAAGTAGAAGTAGAAGTACTTGTAGTTGTTGTTGTCGTTGACGTAGAAGTACTTGTAGAAGTAGACGTACTTGTCGATGTTGTTGTAGTACTCGTAGATGTTGACGTAGTTGTTGTTGTAGTACTAGTCGATGTCGACGTAGATGTACTTGTTGAAGTTGTTGTAGTTGTGGTTGTAGTACTAGTTGACGTTGTAACTTCTGGATCCCACGCTGTAAAGCCCGATGGTGGTGAATAAGTTTGATCTCCAGATGAGCATCTCAGTGTGTATGATTCAAGATTATAATAACAACCAGCAGCGGGATAAATATCATAATCATAAATATAGCTATCAAGGTATGCCTCATTAGTACCGTTAGCTGGATCTCCACTGTCTATCCATGAGTTATTAACACCAAACCAAACCTTCCCAGCATCAAGATCTACTGCTACTTGAACCACATTGTCAACGGCATATCCAGCATCTGTTTCTGTAAATACTGTATTATGATACTTGTATCCACGATGGTCAAAACACCAACCACCAGTATCAGATCCTAAGTAATCATTTAAGTTAGCACTCGAAGTGGCGATGCCTAATTTACTGGCAAGCGCAATGTAGGTACATACTATCTCGAAGTATTTCTTTCCGGTATTCTTTGATGTTGTTCCCCGAACTATACCATAGCCGTTTTCGTCAAACGTCGCAGTCAGATTTCCATTAGAAAGACTAATATTAGCTGCCTTATCACTCGGATTCCATGTAGACATGATTAATCCACTCCAGTTCTTAGTGACTTACATTCATTTATTGTCATAAGTAATTAATCCTTTTAATATTTGTTCTGAACCACTTTTATACTAAGTAAACATAAATTACTATATATATAAATTATTAGAAGGAAGTATTTGTTTTCAAGTGGAGGTGGATTATGGAATATGACTTCTGTAATACGACCCAATTAAAACTTAATTGGACAAAGGCTTTGGAGAAGATCACCAAACTCCGAAAGGGCGATCAGAAGAATGTCATGAAAATGGGACGAAGGATGATCAGATTACAACTTCCAAAGAGAGACGGCTTTACAATTATAGAAATCCTGGTAGTAATGGTCGTTCTAGGAATTCTAGCAGCTACGGGTGGAATTTTAATGTCAAGGATGTATCAACGCAAGGCTATACGTACAGAAGCTTTGGTGACATGTAAGAACCTATTGGATGGAGAACTTAACTACTATATTGAACATGGTTATTATTATCCTGAAAATAATACAATCCTGTTAACTCATGGTGGAACTGGTGACAGAGATGAAGTTCAGGAAGCATTGAAGTTGAAGGTACCTATTGGTCATGGCTTTGACGTTAGTATTGCTGCAACAGATTTCGAAGCCGTAGTCATTGTAACATCGATTAAGAATGCGTTTACTGTAACAGGAAGAATCGATGAAGATGGAAAAGTCACAATTTTCTGAGGGGAGACTAGTTAGTTTCAGTCTCCCTAATTTTTTAAGTTGTTCGAGTAAGAACGGGGGTGGAAAATATGAAACATAAAATCAAGAAAGCAATTTTGTTGATTAGTGTGTTTGTATTGATACCATCGTTATGTTATTCTTACGATATTGGTATAGATCTAATCTGGGGGAATATGATTCCATATAGTCACTGGGAATCAAACACTCATAATGTAAGCTACGATGGAGTAGCAATTTCTGTGGTAAAATATATTGACAAAAGCCAAAGGTGGCATTTTCGAGCATCTGGTAATTTCCTGATACTTTCTGCTGAAAGACATGAAGAAACCGTTCATGGCAACATGGTTGGTTTAGACCTCATGCTTCGAAGAGAATTTGTGATTACTCCAATAAAGTTGTTTATTGGAGCACTTGGTGGTCTTTCATATTTATCACAAGATCTACCTGACTTAAAAGCTCATACAATAGGATCGTTTGGTGTTGGTGCAGGAATCATATTCCCCCTAAACAAAGCTGGATGGTGTTTGAAATATGAAGTTCAAGGAAGACATCGTAGTAATCCGTTCAAAGATAAGGAGTTCGGATGGAATACTTTCGAACATTATGTAGGAGTATCTCGAACATTTTAAGCTTTCCTAATTATTCTTTGCCTTGCTGTGCCTTGCTATGTCACGTGGCAACGTGGGTTGACCGGCAAGCAAGTAAAGCAACTCCGTAATTGGAGTGTCTATACGTCGGGTGCTGTTGGATTGGATCGCCGCAGCTCACTTACCTGTTAGAGGGTTTTCGTTGCTTTTACCTCTAGCAGGTAGGTGACAACCAAAAAACAAGAATCTAAAATTACTTTTTTTATTGGAGGTGGATTATGTTAAAGAAATATATATTACTACTATTCCTTATTGGAATAGTTACGAGTTGCGCTGTTACTCCGATTATTGAAATCGGTGGAATGCCTGCTCCAAACTTCACTGGATTTTTGAGAAGTCCTGGAACGGGAATTGAGGCACACTTTTCATTTATTAGATTCTTTCCCAGAACAGAAGGGAAAGAAGTTGTTACTTGGCCAGAATACCTACCACTAGGTGAGAATCTTATACTCAAAAGAGATACTAAAGAAGCTCATATAATGGTTCGTATTCATAACCCAAGAAAGGAGGAGTTTAGCCTATGGGAGGAAAAAGAAGTAACTTATGTAGACAATAAGTTTCCGTATTTTGTGACTCATTGTTTCTACAAAGGAGGACTATCTGCTAATTTCTTCAAAGTTGCCTTACCTATAAAAAATGTGGTTAGTGCTAGAGTAAAAATTATTGCAAGAGACAAAAGAGGCAACCAAATCTTTTACATAGGTGAGGCCAAATACAGGATCGGAGAATAAGAAGTAAATTTATAAACATGATTTAATTACTAACTAAGGAGGAAACAAAATGGCAATACAAGGTATGTCAATACATGGTCAAGCCAGATTGATTTGGGAGGAACTTGCGATAGGTGACAAGATCACTTCCAAGGAACTCATGGAAAGAGCAAAGTTAGATAAATCTACCATAAAGATAGTCTCGGGGTTCTTGTCCCATCGGATACCTCGGAATGAGGCAGTTATCGAGGGAAAACTGGACGGTAAGTTCTGTTACAAAAAGATTGCAGTCCTAAGTGATAGGAGAAAAGAAAGACCAACTGAAACTCCAGATACGAAAAAACAGACTCGGCCTTACAGGAGGCAGTTGACTGACCTTGATGTTGGCAGGTCAGTTCTTGTAATCATCGATGATTTGAAAGCCAAGCTGAGAGACGAGAGACAAGCAGTCAAAGACCTTGTCGAGCAGAACAGGGGTATAAAGGTCGCCTATGATCAAGCGCAGAAACGGGTCATTGAGTTGAACGCTGAATTGAATAGTAAAAAGACTCGACCCGTTAACCTTTCCGCTCTCGCAGACGCAACCAAAGGGTCGGGCGGTTAATCTTTCCGATCTCAAGGACCTTTACTAAATAATAGAAGAGAGACGAGAAGTTTGTCTCTCTTCTAAAAAAGAGGAGGTGAAATAAATAAGAACAAGTTAAAGTCCATTTTTGTTTAAGATTCAATTAACCGAAAAATGTTAAGAATAAGAAGGAGAAACAATTATGAGAAAGTTACTTACAATTTGTGCAGTAGTAGTTTTTATGTTTGCTTTTAGCATCACAGCAAATGCTGTAGAATGGAATGTTCCTGGCGATGGAACCATTCAGGCGGTAATTGATGGTGCTACATCTGGTGATATCATCAACGTGGCGGCGGGGACCTATGATGAGCAGGTGGTTATTTACAACAAAAGTCTAACACTTCAAGGTGCTGGTGAGACCACTATTATTCAGCCATCTGGACCAGAATTGATGCCTACACCTAGCATTCCTTGGATTGGTGGCGGTACTGGTACTATGTCAGCAATAGTCTCTGTTGAGACGGCTGGTGGTGAAGTTACCATAAGAGATCTACAAATTGACGGATCTCTAATTACCAGCAAATCAACTACTTGGCAAGGTGGTCTAGTTTACCTTGAGACCAGTGGCAAAGTAGAAGGCGTGACAGTCAATGGAGGCTCAACTCTGCCTGATCGTACTGCAGGTATATTTGCCGCTGCTATAACTGAATCTGTTAGCCTAGAGGTAACCGGTTGTAGTGTAGAAGTCTATACTAGGGCAGGAATATATGCTCTTGGTGAAACAATGACAGCTAATTATCACCACAATGTAATTAACGGACCAGGTGATGCATCAGCAGGAGTTCCCAATGGCATATTCTTCCTTAGAGGTGTGAATGGTTCGGCTACTTACAATACTGTAACAGACTTATCATATACTGGAGAAACATATCGGAGTACGGGTATAGGAACCTATAATGCCGGAGCTAACATCACGTTTGCTTATAATACCATCTCTAATGTCCAGAATGCCTTTGCCCTGGCTAAAAATACCAGCGGTACGGTGGTTGAGCATAATGAAGCGTACAACTGTCATACTGGTGTCAAGATGGAGTCAGGTGCTGCCAACAGCGTTATTCAGTACAATGACCTACATGACAATGATTTTGCCATACGCTGCGGTTCTGCAATGGGTGGTGGTAATGTAGTTCATTACAATAACTTTGTGAACAATCCAGGTCTTGAATGGACTAGTGGAGACGAGACGTATGTGGGAGCTGTCTGTAACGTTCATACGACCTATATACTTGATGCCGAGAACAACTGGTGGGGTGACGCCTCTGGCCCATTTGATGATATTGGGGATGTAATGGTTCCACCTTGCGGTGGTGTCTATGTTAATGACATGTGGACATCTGGCACAGGTGATAGCGTAAGTAATAATGTAGACTACTGTCCTTGGTTGGAAGAACTTTACAGCACACCAGTTGCGAATGCTGGATTAGACCAAAATGTGGATGAAGGTGTCACGGTTACCCTTGATGGGTCCGATTCAAAGGATGCGGATGGTGAGATTGTTTCTTATCTGTGGGGGCAGACGAGTGGAATCTCAATGACCCTTTCTGATATCAATGCAGTTCAACCAACTTTCACCTCTCCAGATGTTGGACCAGATGGTGAGTCATTTACCTTCCAACTAACAGTTACAGATAATGAGGGACTGGAAGATACGGATACTTGTATCGTCAATGTAACTTGGGATAACAATCCTCCCATCGCAGATGCAGGAGTTGATCAAACAGTGGTGGGTGAGGGTGTCACGGTTACCCTTGATGGGTCCGATTCAAAGGATGCGGATGGTGAGATTCAAGGTTATCTCTGGACTCAGACCGTTGGGCCCCCGGTAACCCTGTCAGATGCCTCCGCTGTTCAGCCCACTTTTGTGACTCCAATTGTTGCTCCTAGCGGTACACGCCTGGAGTTTCTACTTCTTGTGATCGACGATGGTGGCCTACAATCTACTGATATCTGTATCGTTAATGTAGAACCGGAGCCTGAACCAGCGCCACTACGAGGTGATGATAACGGTCCTTGCTTTATAGGTACAACATCCGAATAGTCTCACCTATTGTGAGGTGCCCGAGGTTGGAAGACTGTCCAAACAGATGGTCTTCCAGCCTTAGTGAATTAGCTACTCTACCCCGACTAATGGCGGTGGTGTTGATCTCGCAATCATTGATGATTTGAAAGTTCAGCTGAGGGACGAGAAACAAACAACCAAAAGCTCGGGCGGTTAAACTTTCCGATTCTCAGTGACTTAACCGAATAAACGGAGGAGAGGCCAAGGACTTGTCTTTCTTCTAAAAAAGAGGAGGTGAAATAAATAAGAACAAGTTAAAGTCCATTTTTGTTTAAGATTTAGTTACAACTAACAGATAATGTTAAGAAGGAGAAAAGATTATGAAAAAGTTATTTACATTACTTTTTGCGTTAACGTTAATCTTTACGTTTACCGGGATGGCCCTGGCAAATGATCTTAATGATCATCCTGATGGTGATGGTGCGGTCATTAGTACTGGATCGTTTAATATCGGAGCTGGATCATTTGGTGCTGGATGTGATATTGATTGGAAAAAGATTCCCAATGGTGGAGCGTTTGGTATCAGCGGAGCCGGTGGACTTGCCGGAGCCAGTGCTTATGGCTATATAGACGGTGGAACTACTTCGGGTGATGTTTACACTATCGGTGGTGGCCTCTCTGGAACGGATGCCTATCGTTGGACACCAAAAGATCAAGATGAAAATCCTCTTGGTGATAAGAGAATTGGTGTTGGAAGTCACAGCGAAAATGAAGCCATTACTGGTGCTGGTGCTGGAATCGGAGTTGATCCCAATGGTTTTGGTAATGCCGCAACTCAAATATGTGGTGCCGCTACTCAGGGTACTCTGAATGCTTCCTATGTCACCGAATCTCCTCGGTATTTTGACACTGAGGGATTTTCCGGTGGTATTGCGGGTCAGGGTTCTATCGGTTGTTTCCATGGCGAGGGCAGTATCAATACAGGCTCTACCCCTTTAGGGGTTGAAATAGATGCCGAAATTGCCATGGATGGTTACTCATACTCCGAATCATATCGGTTTGTAGGCTGGCATAATGGGTATAAAACCGAAGGTATGGGTACATATGTTGGTGCTGGAACCGACATCGAATCTTACGGATACGGCGTCGGATACGTCGTTAATGGTTACGAACCTAATGGCAATCCTGGCCCACCTGGCCCACCTGCCTATAGTAATGTTGATGGCGGATGGACTGCTGGTGGTTTTGCTGCAACGGCGACTGTACAGAACGCCCCAGGTATAGGTGGAGCAGGAGCTTATGCAGTTGGATCCTATAGTGGGTCAGGTCCTTTGAACACCAACTACACTGGAAGTGCTAATGGTTACAGTGCTACATCTGTTACTACTGCCAAAAACATGAACGGAAGTATCAATACTGCCAGTGCAGGTATGAGTGTGACCAGCACGGTTCACTAAGACAATCTTAACCTGGTGGGGACTGTTTTCTATGATCAGTCTCAAACCTTAAAATGTTAACAACTTGAAAGGAACATAGTTACTAACTTAAGATTTAAGGAGAAAAAGTTATGAGAAAGTTAATCATAAGTCTTTCAATAATTGCGTTATTGTTTGTGTTCACCATGCCAGCGATGGCTTTTCTTGACTATATAGACGATGACAGTATTACGGCTGAGGCTAATGTTGAGGCTGTCGCTGTTGTAAACCAAATTGGTGCTCCTATTCCAAGAGCTTTTCCAATGGCCCCGGAATATCACTATCCTGGTCTAATCGGTTACTCTGGCCCAGCCATGGCGTCTTCAAACTTCCGGAGTATGAAACAGATCGTTCTGTATTCCAACGTTTGGAAGCTTAAAGACCTCCAGAATATCCTCATCAAGGATAAACTGGTAAAGAAGCATGAGTTGATCACGGATAAGAAGGTCCTGGCCAAGACTATCCGAGTCATCGTTTCTAATGGGAAAGCTGAAAACGCTGCTGTTATTGGTTTCGGAACCAGCAAGTCAGAAAACGGTGCCAACTCGGTTGGTGTGTTTGCGATGGCCTGTGTTCGAGCAGCCAAAATGGGTGCTAATGCTATCCACATGAATGCTGAAGGTGTAAATCGAGAGTTGAAGTCCTTCGGGTGGGGTATTGGTCTCGCAATGACTCGTGCATCGATTAACCATGATGAAACTGCCGGAAGTGTTGCTGGTGGCGGTACTGGTATCGCTGGTGCCAAAGCTACTGTTAAGGATAATCCCTGGTTACAGTGGACAGCACTTAAGGTAGGCAAGTAAATTATACCGGTTCGTGCCTCGGTATAATGGCGAGTGGTAGAGGGGACTTAGAATCTCCTCTACCATTTTTTTGTTTATTTTTTTGTTAGTCTTACTACTTTAAGTTTTCGTCTTATCTTAGCTACTGTCTTTTTATGTTCTGGTTTTCCCCACAATTCTTTTAATTTTGCATAAGCAGTATAGAATAGGGCTAATCCAAGATTATATAAAGACTTTCCCATCCAAGGAACTGACAGACCAAAAACAGTTCCAACTCCAAACAATGTTATTAACATAAGTCCTTCTGGACTTACAAATAAACTTTCAATTGTAAAAACACCTTTGAGAGCTAATACAATAGTTTCAAAATTAAAGTCATATTCAAGGTCTCCAATGAAAGTCATATGTAACCACATATAAAGAATTAACCCTGCTAAGACAATACCAGTAATTTTCTTTAATAGAGGATAACGATTTAGTACTTCATCTACTTTCATAGCGCCTCTTCTCACTTTTTCAAATATCTTTAATCTAAAGATTTCTCTGAAAATTTCAAACAAACCATTTCTGATAAATCCAGATAGTTCATTAAGAGCTCTGAAAATCAATCTGAGATTAAACGCAAAAGCTTTTAGTAAACCAAATATATCTCTTTGTTTGAACGACGCAACGATAGTAGACGTATTGATTTTAAATTCCTTAGATATCTTTATAAGACTTGTTTTTAGTTCTGAGAAAACTCGGACGAGTTCTCTGGAAAGTCTGAGTTTCTTAATCTGGTCCCAAAGACCTTCTGATAAATGTTCTAGAAAAAACTCTTCTGATAACTTGTTAGACATAACTAAATCTAATGCTTCACAATACATTTCATAATCAACAAAGGAGTAGTCCTCTACAATTCTATCGTATTCTAGTAATATTAGATAGTCTTGAAGGTTCATTACTTCTCCTATAATGACGTCCTTTACAGAACTGTATATTATTACTCCCACACATCTCTTTCTGATAACACTGCATATGTTACTCCACCTTTTCTTACTCTTAAACTTGTTGCAAGGATGTGACTTAAATTTGAAGATAAGGGAATATATCTTACCGCACCAACATAAGCATTAAGATAATTGGCTATACCATTTGAATTAGGATAAATTTTCATATTCTGTACTGAAAAAACAGTTGTCACAACAAAATCATCCCAATAAACATATGCATCATCTGGACTCTCGTAAACATAACACTCTAAATCTACTCCACCGGAAGGCCCCATACTCTTAGAACTTCTCTCTGTCCATTCAGTACCATTTGTTGATGAATAAACTTTTGCTGTGCCATCTGTTAATGTCATTCTTAACCAAAAAGGGGTAGATGGTATCGTTGTACTTCCACCAGTCCACTCTAATACCCAGCTTAAACCACCATTAAAACTTACAGCCCCAATATAGAAAGAAGTAATCCCATCCCTGTACATTAAATCACATGACAAAAGAAATCCGCCTGATCCTCCATAGTCAACAAGTTTTGCGCTTACATCAAAATTACCTACTATTGACTGAGATACAGCTGCTTGTGCATCTCCATCAGCGGTCAATTCCAACCTATTATTTTGTTCATTTATAGTATAAACGCCATAACTGTTACCTGTCGTCCACCAAGCGCCTAACGAATTATCGTCGAAATTATCAGAAGTTAGATCTGGATTAGTACTACCTTTACAATGCAGTTCTTCTGTTATAGGATCGTTAGTAAATCCTTCATACCAAGTAAAATATACAGAATACTTTTTACCAGATCCAGATATATTTACAGCTAGATTTTCTGGAGTACCATAGTTATTTTCATTGTCTCCTCTGAATGAACCTGTATCAGAATCATAATAAAGAGAAACAGTAGCCTGAACTACTATACCAACATAATAATTACCAGCTGTTACTTCTGGGGATGTACCAAATGTTCCCGTTTTAAATTCTTTGACCGTGTCAACTAATACAGCAGGAGTAATAGCATTACTTACTATAACACCAGGTATTGCATCCGTCCATATAACTCCTTTAATATTAGTTGAACCAGCAGCTACATTACAACAGGCAGATAAAGATGTGATACTCTTAGGGTCAGTTATATCTCCTAGTATAACAACTTTCGTAGCATAAGCATAGTCAGCTGGCATTGATGTACTTAAACTTCCACAGGTATCGTAACCGAAAATAGGATCAACCGTTATAGGATAAATAGCAGTATTAAGAAAATCTTGTGGTATACTTATAGTTAATACAAGTTGCTGACCTCTTCCAAATCTTTTCTCATCTATATTTAATTCACACCACACTCTTTTGTTTTCTGAGTCAATTGCATAAGGTCTATAGATATGTGCTATTTTACCTGTCTTGTAATTCTTCCCACCTATTCTTGAATAGTTATCTTTCTTCGTTTTATGATATACCGCATAAGAACCTATTACATTTTCTGGTGCAAAGCATCCTTCATCTATTTCTTCCTGTGTTAGTGGAGGCTGGTAGAAAAAATCCAATTCTTTACTTTCAATAGTATATTCAAGAATATTACTGTCAGGCTTCTCGTATAAAATAGTTTCGAGTTCAAATCCCCCTTCCTCTGTGCAACAAATCTCACCACCTTCTGTTGGAGAAACAGGTAAATCATATAGATTGACTTCTAATTTCTTATTCTTTGAACTCCAGCAAATTTTATCATTTATTATTTTATGAGAACCCCCTTCAATATCCTCCTTTAGACGAATAGAAAAATTACATTCATTGTCCCAACGAAGAAATTTTACCTGTGGATAAAAATTACTTTGTTTAACATCACCTATCTCAACCACATTAGAGGTCTTTCTTTCTACTCTATATGAAGTATCATTTAGTTCTATAAAAGACATATCTTATCTCTTTATGCAATCCATATACAACCGTTAACTAAATCTGTGGGTTCGTTTAATGGAATGACTATCTTTTCAGGACATGTGAGACTTGATGTTGTTGGCAGTACAACGTCGTCGGTGTCCGATACAGTTATACCAGTACCCTGCACTCCCTTTGCTCCATCACTACCTCTAACAATTGTATGGTCAGCTATATTTTCAGGAGCGGAAACACCACCACCAGCAGCTTCTTCTGGTTTTGTTCGTTCTGCCATTTATTTACCTCTAGGTTTTTAGAATGGTCGATCTTGTAAAGTTAAGATTTCACATTCAATTATCCCATTTCCGTTAAATTATTAATCTTCTTCATAACCACCCGCTTCTGAGCCCCCAACACTGAATATAAGCCCATCAGAAACTGTAACTTTAAAATTTACACCATCATCAAAATAACCTTCCCAATTTCCACTAGCTAACTTAGTTAGCCCAGCTTTTATTGAAGATGCTGAAACTTCAAAAGTACCAAGCCTGTCAAGGTAATCATCATGATCCTTTTGATGTTTCTTATTATAAGCATCCAATAATCCCCCAAGAGGAATACTCCAAAGATTGGAAGGGTTACCTAATGCTACTTTGAGTTCGTCCCGCCTAAATATGTAGAAAGTATTTGTTTGATGACTAAGAATCATAAAACCAGCTAATGAATTACCAGCAATAGCAGAAAAAGTACTTTGTCCAACAGCATCGCTACTCTCTGCTCTCAAACGCACCCAGCTCCTACCAGAATCTGCGGAATACCAAACTCTACCAGTAGAAGCAGTATATCTACCTATAGCTAAAAATATCTCTTTGGTGTAGGCCCAAATCGCGACGTCACCCACTCCAGTACCAACCATAAAATCTCGTTTAGTCCAGGTTGCTCCCCCATTCTCAGTAACAGAAACAAACGTATCGTTCCCACCAGAAGAATCGACATAAATTATAACCATATTGTCGGCATCAACAACAGACAAATCGGACAACCCGTATGTACCACCAGTATCAATATCAACTTTCGTCCAACTAGTACCTCCATCAAGAGTCTTATGAAAGTGTAGATTGCTTGCTTCAGAGACTGTAACATAAATTAAATCAACACTAATAATCTCGCATCTCACAGCTTGGGGAGAAGTATATGCTGTTGCATAGACCTTAACTGGGGATGACCAATTCGCACCACTATTGACTGACTTTGTAAGATAGAGACAATCATCGACCCCACTTATGAAAAATACGTAGATTGTGGTCCCATCCAATGAACAAATGTCAGCACACCTGACATGAATATTACTAGAGACCTCTTTCAGACCAGCCCAGTCAACCCCAGCATTAACAGACTTCTTGAAATAGAGCTTGTCACTATCTTTTCCAAAAATGACTAGAATGTTATTAACATCTATAGTCTCAAGCCTGATTGTATCTTGAGCAGCCAGATCATGTATAAGAATTGCAGCTGGCCAATTTGCACCATTATCTACAGTCTTCCTCAAAGCAGGTTTTGTATCCCAATTAATATGAGCTACATAAAACACATTATCATTAACGGCATTAACATCGGCTTGTTGAGGAGATGCACTACCTATGTTAGGGCCATATGTAGGCATAGGAGTAGGTATAAAATGCCCATCTAAGAGTAAAATATCTGTATTCTGGGCATGCTTCTTAGAGATTGAATCAAGATAGTTAGCCCTAGTTAAAGAACCACCACTTTTAAATCCCAAAGAAGTATCCTTGACATTATTAATACTTTTGTTGTTCATATCAAGGTTAGAAGCAGCTGGATTTGTCATAACACCTGCAACAGCAGAAGCTGGTATTGCTGGTTTTGTCCGTACTGCCATTTATTTGCCTCCAAATTTTTTAAAACGGTCGATCTTGTAAAGTAACATAAGTTAGAGAAAGTAATGTAGTTCCAGAAGCATTCTCAAGATACACATACAAACTATTAGTTACTGGAGTATCTCGGTTCTTAATAACAAAATCTTGAAAATTCTCATCTGAATGATCTAAGTTAATACTATCATAAGATAAGACTTCATAAATCGTATTAAGTTTAGTAACATCATTTATATTGAGAATTCTCATATTAAAATCTGTTGAGCCGCCAGAAATCGAAAACACAAGTAACTGTATAGCGTATGACTTTCCTCCAGTCGTTCTGAGATTTGGCATTTGTCGATATGAAGGTTCATCATTCGCAAGACCAGGAAGTTTAAGTTCTACTAAAGCAGTAGCATCCGTAATCTCCCACGTAGCAATGATATTTGGAGGCATCGAGTACGTAACTTCAGTACCTATCAATCTTGCAGACATTATTTAAGTCTCCTTTTAATGTTTGTTAATTAATCACCAAATTCAGGTGTTTTTTCTCTTTGAGTTTCAACCCACTTAGCCAATTTCTCTTGAGTATCGTCTGCCCATTTAGAAATTTTTGGATTCGACTTCTTCATCCAAACTTTTAGGTTTATTAGAGCTTTACTAATTTCTTCCCAACCCTTCTTTCTAATCAAACCTTGGAAATGACTCAAAGGAAGTTTCTCAACATCTCCTCCTTCTGGGACTTCTAATATTCCAGGATGTTTAACAGCAATCCTAACTTTCTGTTCAGTTTGATATAACCTGTCTAGATAACCCGTAATTGGATTCTCTCTCATTTCTTTCGTTGCTCCTAATGTTAAAGATCTGATCTAAAATTTCGACCCCTTAAGTTTATATTGAACTTAGAAATCTAGTCTTTTTACCAGCTCTAACTAGTTATAATCATTGATACTTTTTTCTGGAAAATTCTAAAAAGTAACTTTCTCAAATCTTTTTATAAGTATAATTCCTCTAAATAGTCAATAGAAACATTCTGGTAGTTATGATTCCTATCTTTTAGCTTTAACCTTTTTAGATTCCCTCCTTCTCTATAAACTACATGAACCCAACCATCTGGCGGGAACTCAAGGATTAAAGTCCGAAATTCAAGATTCTTATATATCCACTTAATTACATCTAACAAAGTAACTCCTTCTTCTAATGGTTCTATATCGGAAGCTTCTCCTCTACAATGATTACTATTTATACTTCCACCTATAGCTTTATTTAATTTTTTAGCTCTGAATCCACTAGTTATTCTAATTCGTCCAAAGTGGTTTCTAACTGGTTGCAGAACCATTACAGCAAGGAGCTCAATCTTTTCCCACTCTTCATCAGTAGGAATATTATTTATTCCAAGTCTTATAGCTGCGTCTGATTTAACAAATTCTTTATATTTAAAACTTGGTGCTCCAGGAATTCTTGCTTGTAAATCTCTCATTCTATCCTCCCGTTCCTCCTCCAATTACCATTCTTGTAACAAGATATATAATCACTGCTTGAACTATTAAAAAGCCCATACCAATAATTTTATTCATATACTTTTCTGTAAACGAAACTTTCTGTCCCATCACAGCAGAATTAGTTTTCATATTTCCAATACTTGTTGTTAGTTCATGTTCTACTTCAAGTCTCTCCTTATGACAATCTTCATAATGTTGTCTCGAATCTTCCGTACATTTCTGTACATTATCCATCTTAATTTTTAACACGTCTATTTTACCTTTTAACTCCCCAATCTTATTATTACTATCGTCAGTTCTATCATAAATATCTTTAATATCTTGCGGCACAGACTCAAGTTTACCTAATAGTATCAGTATCTGTTTGTATTCCTCATTGGCAGGCATAAATTGTCTCCTTATTCAAATAGAGATTGAGTTCCAGTAGCTCGTGATCGTGTATTATATAGTTTACTTAATTTGTTACCAGGAAGATTTTCATAACTGTTTCCTTGAAAAATTCTAATATTACTTTCTAAAGACTTTAGTTTCTCAATAAATTGATATGCAGAATCGACAATCTGAATTTCTTCTGGCTCAGGGTCAGTTTTATTTTCTAAAATCTTTATTAGAAAATTGAGAGTATCTATCATCTCTTTACTAGAATTAAGTTCCTGAAGGAATTTCAGAGTAATTTTATTTACCTGTGACATAACTTATATCTCCCTAGTTTACTCTTATTTACTTTTTTTAGGTTTCCTACCCTCGAAAACGCAACCACATGATTCACAGTAGAATATAAGACCTTTAATACCTTCTGGATCGTCTGGTAGGGGCGATGGACGTCTTTTTTGAACATCTATTTCTGCGTCACATTCTGGACATTTAACTATGTCTGCACCTAAATGATACTTTACACCATGTTGTATAACTTCAAATTCAAAACCCATGTTATTAACCTCCTGGTTTAGTTTCTTCTATAATCTCAATAAAAGGTAGATTAAGAACTTCTTGATTTCCAATCCTTTCACCACTATTTTTTACCATATCAGATATCGTTCTTAACACAACAATATTTGTATTCCTCTGTTGTTCACTACTTTTCTCTACTCCAATTAATCGATTACTTAAATCTTGAATCAATAGAAAAGTTCTTCGAGGAGCACAATCATGAACTAATAATGGTTGTCCATCTCCTCCTGGTTGTTTGGGTTGCCACCAACTTTCAATATAATTAGGACATTTATCTTTAAACTTCTTCCACATAGGACATTCGCCTTTTCTACATGTATCTTCCATGAATTAATCCTTTCTCGCCAAAATTCCTACATATGCCTGCGGTCTCCATGTACTTGGAGTTCCAGAATCTAATGTATTCCCATGATTATGAACATCTCCTCCTCCTGTACTACTAGTTGGAACAGTATTTGTAGCATAAGGAGAAAAATACAAACCACCCTGACCACCCTCAACTCTCCAAGTATAACGGTCTGGCCTATCATGTGTATGAGCTGGCATCTCAGCTTTTGTTAATTGATGGTCTGCCGTAGTATGTAAATGATTTGGTTGTACCCATGTTCCAGCATTATTTCCACCTGCTACATTATATGCATTAGCTCCACCCTTTACTGCAAGTAAACTATCAGCCGCAGCAATTAAAGACCATCCAACAGGAGATACATCTTGATAGAACCACATGCTAGAACCAGATGGAACAGGAGGTCCAGCTGCTACGGGTCCAGCAGTCCATGCCGACCCATCACATACAAAAATTCCAGTTTCACTCCCAGAAATAGTAGCAAGTAATGTAATTCCATTGCTAGCATAAACATTAAGTACATTCCCACCATCCGTATTAGTTATCCAAAAGATTATACCATCTGAGTCTGCTTCAGTTGGCAATGTTATCTTTCTATCAACACCATTTGGATCTAAGAATTGAATCCTTTCACTATCCGTTGCTAACGTCTTATTTGCATTTAGAGTCTCAGTATTAGTACTTTGTGAAGACAATATTAATAGAACGTCCGACAAAGAATATCTTCTTTCAGTCACTTAACTTTCTCCTTATTAATTAATCTTTTGTACAAATAATACCAACTCGTGCTTTTGGTCTATAAGTATTTACAGTAGCACTATTACCTGTATTACCATGATTATGTGCTTGACCTCCACCAGTATCGCCTGTATATACAGTTTCAGTACCACTTCTTGTATTTAACCAATTATCAGAAGACGAATATGTCAAACCATATGTATTATGAACATAACTATGGTGATGTACCGGCATCTCAGCTATCGTTAATGTATGGTCATCTGTAGTATGTAAATGGTTTGGTTGTGTCCACGTTCCTGCACCGCTCCCACCAGCTACATTATATGCATTAGCTCCACCCTTAACTGCTAGAAGCTCATCTGTAATTGTTCCATCAATAGTCCAACCAACTGGTGCTACGTCTTGATTAATCCACATTGGAGTGCCAGTTGGAATATCAGTTCCATATCTTCCAGAACCAGTTGCGCCCGCTCGCCAAACAATACCATCACACATAACAAAACAAGACTCAGCTCCGCTAAGATAAGACTTAGGAGTAACTCCATCACTAGCATAAACTGTCAAGAGATTACCAGCTGGTCCAGCAGTATTGGTTATCCAGAAAATTATACCATCCGAAAGAGCTTCAGAAGGAAGTATAACATCTCTATCAGACCCTCCTGGGTTTAGGAACTGAACTCTTCTGTCGTTAAAAAGTAGAGTTTTATCACCAGTTAGTGTTTCAGTATTCGTTCCAAAGGATATAATTTTTGCAAAAACGTCTGGCAAATTCCATTCTCGTTCAGCCATTAGCTATTTAAACTCCTAGTTAATTCGTACCAAACTGACCCGTCAAAAAGTAACGATATCGTATCGTCAGCAACTCCAATAAAATCAGCACCACCCTGTAGAGTTATGTTAACATTATGTTGAAATGTTGTATTACTATCTGTAAAGATAATACGTTTCACATCATCAGCTCTACAACCATCAAAGTTTGTAATTGTGGTTGGAGCTGAAGAATTTGTTTTCCATGTTCTATAGTCAGATAAATCGGGTGTTGCATCACCATCTGTCATTACTCCAATTCCTCTAGCAGATGGACCTGCAGGGTCTGAAGCATAGGCGTCTCCAAAAACTTCTTTTCCTAAAGCTTCAATTCTTAAGTTTAACTGTACTTCAAGTGACTTGTATGGCATAAACCAAATATCACAATTAATTGTATGACTTCCTTCTTCAACACAAACTCCAATCCACTGAGTGAAAACTGCTGTTGAATCAGTAATAGCACCAGCAGTCACTGCAGAAAGATAAACTTCTTCTCCTTCTGAAATTGTCCTTCCTGCTTCTATGGGAACATTTTCGACTTTACCATATAATCTAGCTTTTCCACCAGTAGTTTTAGTTCCAGTTTGTATCACAGCTACTTGGGCTAATGTATCAAAATCTGTAGCGATAGCAGGATGTAAATTACCGTCTGTTGCTAAGTAAGCAAGTTGTCCCACAGTACAAGTTCCAGTATCAGCTACATCTCTTAAGTTTGCGAATGATTCCCATCTATTTGATAAACCAAAGAATAACTCATTTTGGTCGATAACATAAATTAATTTAGATTCATGTTCATCTTGATCAAATGTTGGAAGAGTATATTCAACTCCTGCCCATATAGGTACATATTCTCTTTTTATAGTTACGTTTGTAGGATCGTAGTCATGGATTGACACAATATGACGAGCATCACCGTCTCCTTGTACTAAAACTGCTTTTAAGAATAAGTACGCAGCGTCGGTTATATTACCTCTTTGGTCTGGTCTAAGGATTCTTATTGAAGCTTTTGGTGATGGGCGAGCTTTTGCGAACGAATAGTTAACTGCTATGTAGTAGTATCCTTGTCGATCCCATGGATTTGTATGAGGAATATAAAAGTCTGAGTCAGTCATGTCGACTGTAAAGTTAGAAGTGAGTTCTACAAGAACTTGGTCTTTATAAACTATTCCTGTAGTTATAATAATAGCAGTAGAATCAGAAATTTCAATATCTACTGAATGGTGGTGATCAATACAATCTGCCCCTCTCGTTGCCAATTTATGGATTAGATTTACAACATTCGAATTATATGAAGCATAAGGGTCAACATTTCGTACTTGATCTGGATATATTGTGTCAGCCATCTATCTAAATCTCCTTTAGAAATTTCCTAAACGTTCGAGAGACTCCTTTTATTTTTGTTCTACATATTGTAGTTATCGGTACAAACTAACTTCGAAGTTATTAATTAGTTTTCTATATATATTAATACCTGAAGGTAAGTTTGTTAATTTCTAAGAGGAGAGATATGATGAAATAATAAGAGTGGGAGATGCCGTACTTTCACGACATCTCCCGTAACATCATTCATAACTTAATAGTATTTAATATGAGTAGTAAGTTTGTATTTTGTTCTAATTAACTGATCAGATCAGTGGCTTTTACCAAATCGTCTATTAAAGGACTATTAGAATTAACTTCGATAACTTTCCATCCATTATTACGAAGTTTCACATTTCTGGCTAAATCCATGTACCGGTCTTCATTATGCCAGAAAGCACGAGGAAATTCAAAGTCTACCTTCAAAATAGGATCAGCGAAGTCTGTAATAAACTCATATTCTAACCTTCCATCTGGAGCAAATATTCTGATCATATAGTCCTGCTCTATATTACGAAAACTTTCTTTTAGAAACCTTAAAATGTTATCCTTAGCTCTGCTCATAGGGTCTTGTTTCTTTTTAGGTAACTCTATAACAACTTCAGGAACTTCTTCTAATCTTAGCTCTTCTGGTTCTTCAACCGATAATTCTTCATCGGTTATTATATCTTCTATTACAGGCTCACCTTTTCTTTCATCTTCTTTTTTAAACAGATGAAGTTTTCCAAACTTTCCTCTAGATCTGAATTCTTTTGATGAAAGTGGAGCGTCAGGATATCTAGTTCTATACTGAGCAAGTGTTACATCATGTATCCTTGAGAGATGTTTTGGAGAAATAACGAGAAATGCTTTTCCACAAATCTGACAAACTACTTTCTCGTTTTCATCAAGCTTAGGATAGGGTAGAGATTCACTCATTTCGTTCTCCTTTCAATTCTTTTAACCATTTATAGTTTGTTCTAAATAGGAGATCTCTTGAAGAAAAAATATCATTACTTGCTCGGAGTTGCCGTACATAGCGCTCGTGAAGAAAAAGCAGGTGACTTCTTTCTAAAATATTTTTTAAAATATACTGAAAAAGATGTAGAAGCAGTAAACCAAGCGATTGAAATGTCAAAAAATGAAATGTGGGAAGCCACTATTGAAGAAGCACTAAAAGCATATAACAAATCAGGTTTAATTTCCCTTCTACAGGGTCTTCTCCTCTCTTCTGAAGCAAATGATGCAACATTACATCATTTTGTTACAGAATATAAAACAGAGGAAAAAGTTTTCGAAACTATAGTTTCTCTTGCAAACTCTTGCAATTACCATAAAGAATTACTAAAGGAATCAAGAATCTTAAAATAAGGAGTTAAAGAATGGGAAACGATACAACTACAGAAGATACAATTACAGAAAATTCAAATGAGGAAATTCAAGAACCAAAAAAGAAACAACCATCATGGTTTACTGTTATTGTTATAATAGCAATAGCCGCTATATGTTCTTACTTAGTCACTGCAATTCAGTATAAAAAAATAATGGACAATAAAGAAGAACGTATTGAGTTTCTTGAAAAAGAGATTAAAATTCACGAAGAACATGTTGAGTTGCTTACAGAAGAAATTGAAAATTCCAAAGAACAAATGTCAAAATATCTTGAACTGTTAGATAAACAAAAAGCTTTGGCAGAAGAAAAGTTGGTCAGAGATAAGAAGAACTATGAAAAACTTGTTGAGTGGGTTTATAAAAACTCTTCTAAGATCTCAAGGAAAACAGCAGAAGAAATAGTTAGTTACACGTTAGCAACCAACTTTCCACTGATGCATCTAGCCATAATGAAAATCGAAAGCAGTTTTGATCCATCTTCAATTTCGTCCAAAGGAGCTTCTGGAATCGGTCAACAGATGCCAAAGGACTACAAGGAACTACTAATCCAAGCTGGAATCATATCTGAGTGGAGAGACATCTTTAATATTCCACAGGGTGTCAAAGCCACAGAATTTGCTTGGAACGACAAATTTCAACTAGGAAAGGGCAACGTTCTGGAATCTCTAAAACTGTACTATGGAGAAAATGATAAAGATTACATAAATCAGGTATTGATTGATTATCATTATCTTGTATATTTACGTAATTTTAATGGATTAGAGGAGCAGGAAAAAAACGATGAAACAAACATAAAGCTATTAAAGTAAATTAGAAAAAATTAATTAGAAAAAATGGGGGTGGAAAAATGAACTTAAAAGAAATAAGAATAATAGAGGATCATTTCGAGAAAAAAATCATAAAAGTAGAAAATAAAGGAAAGTTTTTTAAAGTAGAATTTTCCGACAGTTCAGTAATGGTTTTTTTCAAAGCGGAAGACCTAGCCAGGAGTTTAGAGAAGATTCGTGAAGAGAGTATAAAGATTTTGTCCAAATGTTCGACAAAAACTCTAAAAGAAATCGCCAAATTCTGTAAATACAATATAGAAAATGAACCTTTGGTAAGTCTTTATTTTAACAGAGCTGAAGAACTTTCCAGTCTTCTAGAAAGAGCCTATGTTGAAGTCAACGGACCAAATATCTTGCATTTCTTCATAAAAGAAATTGATATAAAAGTCTATGGAAAGGCACAAACATTTATGAAACAAGTGACTGATTTATATACCACAATAGAAGAAGTTCTGAACTCAAAAGAAAAAGAAGTATCAGAAAAACGAAATCATCTTAGAATAGTGAGAGGATAACATGGCACATTCCAGAAATGATACGTACACACGGTGTAAGCAATGGTGGAAGCATTTGAGATCATGGAAACGTGTGCAAGCCAAACAGGAAAGGCAGGCTGCCAAGAAACGCATTTCAAGGGATTCAGTTTAATATAGTCAATTAATTGGAGAAAAAATGGAAGGAGATCAGGATGACGAAAACTTTTGAAGATCCAGTCTTTCTGAATAAAATGATTGAAGATGGAGAAGAGGCACTCAAACATCTTGAGAAAGACGATGGATCATATGTTAACACATGGTTAGAAAAATATGGCCAGCTCGTTGAAGAAAAAATAGAAGAAGACTTCTCAGATCTTCTTCAGGAGGTATTGAAGTGATGAACATTGGTTTTACAGGAAATAGATTAGGAATGTCTCGTCGTCAAATGAGAGTATTTAAAACGATAATGATGGATCTTATAATGAATACTAGAACTTTTCACCATGGTGGATGTATAGGTTCTGACAAACAAGCACATGATATTATATTTGGAATACGGAACGACAAATCTATCAACCTTACATATCCTCTAAGTGAAAATGTAAAGATCATTGTTCATCCATCAAACAATCCTGTAAGTCGAGCTGATTGTACCCTTGATGCTAATGATGAACGATTAGATGAAAAACCACCGTTGGAAAGAGATATGGATATAGCGAAAAGTTGCGATATACTTTTTACTACTCCTAGAATATTAAGAGAAGAAAGAAGGTCTGGAACGTGGGCAACTATTAGATACGCCAGGAAACTTGGGAAAATGATTGTAGTCTTAGACCCGTAATTTCAATTTAGAAACTTTAACTTCAAACTGGGATGGAATTATGAAAATAGAAAAGAAAGGAGAGTTCTGTAAGATTTGTAGGAAGAACGTTATGGCAGAACGTGAGAAAATTAATTATTTCTCACATCTCTGTCTAATGCTTCTAACAGCTGGTTTAATATCTAAATTTAAGGACCAGCTGAGAAAGAAGGAATATCGTTGTCCAGAATGTGGTAGTATAACGAGTGGTCCCACTAAAGGAGAAGTCATCCTTATGGGAGAATCTATCTTATGATGTTTAAGAATAACCTGGGATCTGCGAAAGGTCCCAGGTCGTTTTATTTTAATTTATTCTAGAAAGGAAAAAAACATGGATACAAGTTTGGTTACTCAAAAGTTCGAAGAGGTTGGCGCAAGAGTAAAATTTGGTGAAATCCGACCAACTCGTGAATCAGAAGGAGAAAAAATCAGGATTGACATTAGAACAGATCGTCTTGGTGAATACTACCTCATCGATGCCAAAGATGAAGTTTTTGTTGATATACCTGATGTGCAAAAAGTCGACAGACATCTACTACTTTTTGCGAGAGACCCAGAGTTACGGCGATTCCTATGCGGGCATGATGAAAGGAATTGGTTCATAGCTGCAATTCCAGAAGATAGTAGAGCTTCTAATGTTAAAGAGGCGAAAGAGTCGCTCAAACCTCGGGATGTTAAATTCTCTGAAAAGAGAGCCGGTGTTAAAAAGAAAGACTCAGAAAAAAGAAGAACTAAAGCTTTCGTGAGACAAGGAGAATGGTTCTTTATTCCAGTTCCAGAATTTCAAGTTCAAAAAAGCTTAATATTAAAGAACGAACCAATTCAAAGAAGTAGAGGAACTCCTCACATGGTTGAAGAAGTTTTCCGGAGAGGAGGGGAAAATCTTTACATCAGTAGAGAATATCCAAACGGACTCTCTGAAAATAGGTATCAAGATTTGATTAAATCAAATCCAGAACTTAAAAAAACACACTGGGAAGTTCGAAGAGTCAATCCTACAGTTTTTGGAAGAGGACGGGTTACTCATAAAGATCATAAAACTATCGTCCTCCAATTCTGGCATGAGATTATAATGAATACTGAGTTTCGAGCTCGAGCTATGAGAAATGTTGCCTTTATAGATTGAGGTGTTATGATGACAGAATATGCAAAGTGTATAGGTTGTGGATATTGTTGTATAAAAGCTAAGTGTTCAGCTGCTTTAAGATTGTACCCAAATAGTAAACAATGTCCACAACTTATTTGGAATGGTGAAGATACAAGATATTATTGTGGACTAATGTTATTACCAGGAGAACTTGGTAGAGTTTATAGGAAGGAATTATATGCAGGAACGGGATGTAGTTCAAGCTTTTGTAATTCTTGGCGTAAGGATATTAAACGACGAGATAAAAAAGATATTGAAAAAGTAAAAATAATTTCTCCAATAGACCAAAAGTTCCAAGTTTTTCTTCGTTCTCTGGGTAGGCAAGTTATGAGTACTGACTTAATTAAATTAACTGTTTCAACTTTTGTTGCTGACTTAACACAAATGGGTTATGAAGAGTCTTATGCTGAATTTGTTGGAGATAATGTATTAATGTATATACAAAATAACAAACATTCTTTATTCTCAAAATTTATGGGGTAGATATGTATTATTTCAAAAACATGGCAGGAAAAACTTGTAATGAAGAAGTAAGAGAAGAATTAACACACGCTGGTATTATACCAATATATCCAGTTACTCTCAAACATTCGGAAGTAAAAACGTCTGTAGCAGGAGTTCTTGGTTGTTGGTACGATCCTGAAGAAATAAAAGTCAGTTTAAATAAGTCTAGAATACTCCAAGAAATGGACTTTTTAGAATTGACAAAGGACCTTTTCAGATATATTTTTTCGAGAGCTTGGACATACTGGGTTTGTCATGGTCCGGTACCATTAACAGTAGCTAAAGAATTATATTCAACTGAAATTGGAAAGAAGTCTGTACGAGTTACTGGTAATTGTACATGTCCACCACCAAAGGATCCTTGGTTAAATCCCTATGATGGACCCTATGGAACAGAGGGTTCAGCAGTATATTTGTATCATATTGACACAGTCGAAGGATTGAGATTATTCGTAGACAAACTGAAAGAATACAAACTTGACCAGGTTCCAAGACAATACAAGTTTAGTTAGGAGAGACCATTATGATAAAACTAAATATAGGTGAGGCAATCCAGATCTTAGAAGCACTTTATAGTTCAGACGACCCAATAGAATTTAGAGGAAAAGAAACATCTCCAAACGGTCTTCTTTATGATGACTTTGGTCTTTACGAAGCACAAGGTGCTTCAGGAATTCGAATTCAATTCCATACATTAAGTGGAAAAAAGATATCAGGTTCGTTACATACAATGGTACGAGAAAGACTAGGACTAAGCATCAAACAAACAAAAACAAAAGAACCTAAAAAAGTTGTGAAAACGTATCATTTATATGAATGGGGAATGCGAGGAAGTGGTGAATTCCATCCAGAAGTAATAACTGAAATTCAAAAAGACACTGAAATAGACTTCTCATTTAGTGGCGATTCATTTGTAGATTATTCTACACTTGCAGATGAAATTGTTCAGCAACTTGCAGACCACGGTTTTAAATATGATTGTTATTCTGATGACGACATTATTATAAAGATAACTATGTCAAATAAACAAGAGGAATAAGTTATGTTACGAGAACTTATAGAGTACATAAAATGGTTACGAGACGGTAAACCAATGCTTACTTATCCTGGTTTCCATTGTGGAGCATGTGGTCGTTGGGAGGACGAAGAATTCTCTATACCAAAACATAAATCTGATGGAGAATGGGCTGATACATGGGGATTATGTAAACAATGTATACAAGAAAGTACAGGAGTTAATCATGAAATACAAAGTCAAATATCAAAGAAGAAGTAGAGACGGTTATTCATTGAAAAACATTACAGATATATTTTCAACTGGTCTTTCTCAAGAAAAATTTGTTGAGGTTTTCAATAAACTGAGAGAAGGCAGTAGCACAATGCCCATAACCGTTAACGACGTAAAAAAAGTAAGATTTAATAGAGTAGAAGTATTTTCTGTTGTCTTACTAACAATTAGTATATTAGTAGCAATTTTCTCATTTCTTATGAAAAACTAAATAAGGAGAGACAATCATGAGAAAAGTTAAGTTTAAAGTAGTAATAACTAATCGTCGTATTAGTTACTATGCTCAAGGGAAATATTGTAAAATATACAATAAAGGTGAAATCGTAACTGCCGAGAAACATACAATTGGTATTGCAGTATTTAAAAAGAAACAGAACGCTGAGAAATTCATAGATAGACATGTCGTAGGACAAATCATAACTGTAGAACCAATTGGCAGAGGAAAAACTTTCAGTCTTGTTTTTGGTAGTCAAGATGAAGATTCATTGAATTTCTTTTATCATGAACTATCAGAATGTCCTAAGTTTCTTGATTTTGCTATAGACAGGTCAATAACACCAAAAGGAACAATCTTCTATCCAGCAGTAAAAGTATTAGATTAAAGGGATAAGACTATGATAGACCATAAAACAATAACTAAATGGTTAATAGATTTTTCTGAGGACAGAGAATCTATACAAATTGAACTTGACTCTAATGGAAGTCTTGCTGATATAGTCTTCAATGGAAGTTTTGAAGAAATGATAAAGCATATAAAATATGTGATAAAAATAGATAAAGTTTCTGTATTTACAAAGAGACAAATTCAAGCAAGACTTATCATACAACTTACAAACAAATATGGACTACAACTAAATGAGTGGTCATAGAAAGGAGAAGAAGTGTTTAATAACTTGTCCACAAAACTAAAAGTTAGATCATCAAGGTTTGCGAGAGAACATTCTAGTGGTCTCGCCAAAACAATTTTCATCTTGATTGTTGCAGCGATTTGTTTTATACCGTTCTATATTGGTTTACTTTTTTGGTGGTTGATATCTCCATCAGGATTTTGGCCAGTTTTTGCAACATCAGCATTACTATTAGTAATTTTCGGTTCAACACAAACAATATGTCTTATTATTAGCATCATTGTTATTATTAATGTTCTAGTTGAAGATCTCTAGAAACAGGAGAACATAATGAGAACAGAAGAAGAACATGTTGAATATACAAATACATATTACATATGTGAAAGATGTAACTACAGATGGTTAGGTTCTAAAATATATATTGTTTGTTGTCCTAAACATGGTGATCTTTGTGCTCATTGCGCTACAAATATAGACCCTAAGAAGCTAGTCTTCCCTTTTGTAATATGTCCAGAATGTAAAATTACAGGAAATGAAATTATAAGTTACCAGTACCAGAACAATAACCCTCCAACTGGTCCAAACTGTCAGTGGGACAAAATACTTTTGCCAGAATCTTTCGTAATAATACGAGACGATTCATCAGGTTATTGGATTGGTTCTAAAAAGGAGGCAGTTGATGAGAATAATAGTTAAAAATATTAAAGTAAATCACTACGTTTGCGAAAGATGTGGACGTGAATGGCAAGAGAGAATGTGGATAACAAAATGTCCTAAACATGGAGAGTTCTGTGCAGATTGTTCTATTTCCGAAAACGGGGAAAAGTTAGTATGTCCAGACTGTCGTTCTGAGATGGCTAGGGATATACAAACAATTACATACCCATACGTTGAAATAAAAAAAGACTTTGCAGGAGTTTGGATTGGTTCTATTTCAACTTAGAACAAAATAAATGGGGGTGAATGGCTTCGACGGGGACAATGAAATATATGTTGCGTATCGCGGGCGGCTGACCGTGTTAAAACCAGTCAAATTAAACATAGTCGCAGATGACTATTACCAAGAGATGCGCTTAGCTGCGTAACTCCGTTCTTTTCCCGTCCCTCTCCGTGGACTCGAAAAGAGCGTCGACTTTAACGGAGATAGCTTGATTTTCTGTCCACAAAAATCAGGCGAGACACTGTGGACTTAATCTTCATACAAGTTGTCTGGATACGAGTAAGAAGATGACATTTATAATCCAGAATATATACGTAGAAGCATGTGTTGAAAGTTTTCGGACTCGGGTTCGATTCCCGACACCTCCATCCAAGGTTACTGGAGAAACTAATGGAAACTATAGGAAAGACGTATGTCAGCAAAACAGACGAAGAACTGAAACAAGTCGCGTTAGACTTATTTAAGGGTATTATTTTTTCGGATCGACACTTGATAAATGAACCTAACATGCTTACTTCAGTATTCATGGTACTTCCAATGTTAGATAAAGAAAAATTAGAAGAACTAAAAAATAATGATGTACATTTCATTTTTGAGTATCTTGATAAAGCTTTGCCGAGGTCTATAAATGGCTGTCCGGCATTTATGTCACTACAATATCTTGATAAAGACGACACTGAAAAGATGTTTAAATATTATAGAGAAATAGAAAGAAAAGTTAAGTCAGTATAATTAGCGTCTATTTTAAAGTCACTGGAGAAACTGGATTATCGAGCCAACATCCAAGATGAAAATTTAAAAAGCGCTCCTAGAAGTTTCTCCAGTGACTCCTTCCTTTATTCCACATCTAATAGTAAAACAAATCTAACAAGAGGCAACTACGATGAAACGAGATTTAAGTTTCTTAAATAAAGAAATAACAAATCGAATAAAAAAGTGGATTATCGAAAGTAATAAATGGAATTGTCCATTCCTTTATAATGTTATATACATGGATCCTCAATCTGGACTTACACACCACTGTAATTATTGTGAGAAAATATTTCCAGGAATCAAGGGGAGACAAAACCCAAAGACAACAATAAGAAATTGTCCTTGTGGCCACTACGAGTTCAGATATGTAAAACGTATAGCCAATCTCATAATCAAAGAAATACCTAAATAAAGAGGCAACTACGATGAAACGAGATTTAAGTTTTTTAAATAGACGAATAATACGTCGAATAAAAAAGTGGGTCAAAGGTAGTAAATGGAATTATTGTCCATTCATTTATCAATTACCTAGCTTCAGATTATTTGGTTTTAAATCTAAACGTCGATGTTATTATTGTGAGAAAATATTTCCAGGAATCAAGGGTAAAGAAAAACCAGAAAGAACAATAAGTAATTGTCCTTGTGGCCACTATGAATATAGGTACGTAAAACGTATAGCTAACCTCATAATAAAACTAAGTTAATAGAAAGGAGGCTTACAGTGTTACGTAAAGATGGAAGAGTTAAGTTCTATACAGTTCAGTATCTTTCCACAGTATCTAACCAGTGGACAGAACTCAAGCTTGAGAACTTTATTGGTGTAAGTCAAAAAGATGCTTACAACCCGCTTGAAGAACCCTATAGAAGTTTTACATTAAGTGGGAAATGTTGGCAAACAATCGGAGAACGAGGATGTTATAACAAGAAGGTTGCTATCAGACTTCTCAAACTTCTCAATGCAAAATATACTAAAATATCTTTCCGTGTCATACATGTCGAAATGTGGCAAGAAACACAACAAGTATATCCTCACCAACACTATCCAATACCAATACCAAGGAGATAAAATGTTAATTGAGATTGATGAACATGTAATCAACAAAGTTAAAGACATCGCAAAAGAGAGCTGCGACAAAAAAACTGATTTAGATGAAATAGACGAGTTCATACAAGACATAATTGAAGAATGGATCCTTAGAAAAGAAACTTTGAAAGGTTAAGGAAGGAATTATGTTAGAAAAAAAAATATGTAAGAGATGTCGTATAAAGGAATTCAATAGTAGTAAAGGATGGAACGAGTTCACAGAATCGTGGTTCGATCCATACATATACAAAGTGGGTGGGACAGTAATCCGTCCAGGTCATGTACATTGTCCCTACCCCATACTTGAGAGATGGAGAGAGAGGGCATTAGAAAAGATAAGAAAATCTGGATTGTTCGAAAAATGGGAACTTGGTCTCATTGAAAGTCAGTTCGGAATCTTTGATTCTCAAGTACATTTAACAGAAGAAGACCCCCCACCATGGTGTCCTTACAAAAAAGAACATAGAAAAGATCTGAAAATTACATTGGACCATGGATCTAGTCTAAGAGAAAGATTTAGTTAAGAAACTAAAGTTTGGAAGGTGATGATTTTCCCACCATACCCACCAAAAATGGCGCGGAAAGCATGTTTCAGCCAGTCATCACCTTCCATTATTCATAAGAAGGAGAAACCAGATGGAAAAAGAAGATATTGAAGATCTCAAGAAAATAAGGTACGAAGTAGAAAGGATAATGAGCTCTTTCTCAAATATCAATAAGATCCTAAATTATTGGATTGAAAGGCTCGAAAAAAAAGAATTAAATACTGATGCCAAAGGAGAAGCAGATGCCGATAGCCTGTAAATATTGTATCGCTACTAAGGGACTAAAGGGAAGTGATATCGATAAACTTCCTAAAACCAATGAGGAACTTTTTCAACATATAGAAACGGAACACCATGTACCAATAATTAGGGAAAATGAAACAGAAGAAGAATGTTTGGAGCGGTTTAAAAGAGAGAATCCAGAAGCTGGTGGTCCTAACTGTAAATGTCCCGCTTGTCAACGTAAAGGAGAGGTTCAGGATCTGTTAAACGATCTTCAATGTCATAATTAGAAGAAAGGAGATAACATGTCAATCTTTCCAAAACCAGAAGTTCTTAATGAGCAAATTGAGGACGAAAAGTCAATATATAAATGCTCCAACTGTAATAAAGAATTTCCTGGAAAAGAAATGAAATTTCAAGATGGTCTTCCAGATAATTTTCAAATTGCAGGTCTGGACCAAAACCAAAAAATACCACAGTGTCCTCATTGTGACAAACTTGCGTTTTTTGGTTTTGAAAAAGTAAGATAAAAGGAAGGAGCATGAATAAGAAAAAAATAGAATATCTTTTAGATCATTGGAAACTAGGAATTCATCTCGTCCTGCATACCAATAGATTCGGGGTGAATAATGACTGGTGGTTTCAGTATCGTGAATCACTTTTTGGGTATCGACCTTGGTGGAAAACCCTACTTAACTTGATTACTGTACGTCCAATGATAAGAAATTATAAAGCTATGAAACACAGAGCTATATATCTTGGCTTTATGCATCCAGATGAAGTAAGACTTTTATGGGGTAAACACCCCTGGTTTGATGATTAAAGAGAATATCGGAATCAAGAAAGGAGTATAACTTGTGACAAAAATGATAGAACTATATATACAGAGTCCTAAAACGGAGAAAATTAAAACCGCAAAAGGCACAGTGGACTACTCTGATTGGTTAGAACAAGAAAGGGACCGGATTAGTTCAGACCCGACTCGGACTGTAGAAGTCAGGGAAAGTAAGAGTGGTGATCAAGTATCTCTCTGGGTTGATGTTACGAAACGTAAACGTATCAGAGTATAGCCCAGCGGAATGCAGCAAAGTAATTAATTTTAAACGGAAGGAGTTACTTATGGGAGAAATGATAGAATTATACAAACAAGGTTTCAAAACAGGAAAAGTTCAAACTATAAAAGGTACAATGGACTATATTAATTGGTTAAAGCAGGAAAGAGACCGGATCGGCTCAGACCCGACTCGGATTGCAGAAGTCAGGGAAAATAAGATCGGAAATCGAGCGTCCCTTTGGGTTGATAATCTTGTAGAATATTAACATACTTAAGGAGAGCGGAGTATAGCAAAGCCAAACACAGCCGAGCGCAACCTAGCGAAACATAGTTAACTTAACGAGAAGGAGAAATAGTTATGAAAGAATGGCAAATAGACATAAAAGTTAAGGGTCTGACTGATATTATGTTTGATCGTTTTTACGATCAAAGTAAAACGAAAAGACCACCCGAAGCAAAAATGTACATCAACGATGGTATTATTTCATTTCCTAGTATGAATATACGTGCTTTCCTAACTAGCCAGAGGAATGGTGGGTGTGTTCGAGTATTTGAAGGAAAGAACTGGGCAGACTATTATCGTGTCTGTCAGTCCTTTGTGAAAATCGAGGACTGTTTTATTCCATTCCTTGATGAAAATGAACAGCCAATTAAGTTCGATAACTTCAAGGAGAAAACGTTCATATATACTTGTAACGTATTGGTAGGACACGGACAAAACGTAAGTCGTCAAACTATTTCAAGACCAGTACTTAGACTGCCCTGGTTTCTCGAATTCCAAATTATACTCTTCGAGAACGAACTTATAAAGTTAGAAAAACTCAAAGAGTATTTCCAACGAGGTGGTAAGCTGATTGGCTTTGGAAATGGGAGACCTCAGGTTGGCCAGTTCGAAATTATCAAATGGGATGTAAGGGAATTACAATCATAGCTAAGCCAAGTGAAGCAAAGTATAGCGGAGCCTAGCGAAACGAAGCCCAGCATATGAAACGTAGATATCACTTAAGTTGAAAACTTCTAAGTGGTATCTACGTTCTAAGTTAGAAGTTTAAAATAAAAAATTGTAGTCTAACGGAGCGGAGTAGAGCGGAGCATAACGCAACTTAGTATAACAAAGCATCGCATCAGTTAAGAAAACAATGAAATAGAAAAATACTGGAAGTACTCCCTCAGCCGAGCAAAACACAGCTGAGCAGACCTAAGTGGAGCAGAGCATAACAAAGCATAGTAAAAACAACGAAATAAAAACACTGAAAGTTTTGGATCGAAGAGGAGCGAAGCTAAACGCAGTAAAACGCAGCTAAGCTGAGCCGAGCGAAACGAAGCGTAGTTTAATACTAGTAAAATAGAAGAAGTGAAGTATTAAAGATATTTTTTCAGTAACTAAAACTAAGCAGAGCGGAGCTGAGTACAGCAAAACAAAACGGAACGGAGCGACACATAGCATAGCATAGTAAAAATAACGAAAAATATAAATGTTATCAGAGCGCAGTGAAGCTGAACACATCAGAGTATAGCCAAGCGTAACTAAGATCAGCGAAGCAAAGAATAAAAAACGACAAAAAGTAAAATGGATATTCCGGAGCGCAGCGAAGTTTAACCAAGCGCAGTCCAGCCAAGCACAACCCAACAAAGCAAAGCATAGTCACAACGAGAAATGGAATACTAAAACATTTTTCAGAGCGGAACGAAACAAAGTGCAACGAAGAATAACGAAAAAGTTTCAAAGCGCAGCTGAGTATAGCGCAACACAACTAAACCAAGACCAGCTTAGCAAAGCACAGAACAACGAAAAATACCAAAATATTTTCATAGCATAGTGAAACAAAGCACAGATAAGCATAACTTAGCTCAACATAGCAAAACTCAACTGAGTAAAGTAATAGTAAAAGAATAACGAAAAATACTAAAATATTTTCATAGCAAAACTAAGCACAACAAAGTCTAGCTTAGCGCAGTTCAACCTAGCGAAACGAAGCAAAGCATAGCAAAGAACGAAAAATAAAATACTAAAATATTTCTATAATACAGCCTAGCTGGGCGAAGCATAACTTAGCTAAACGAAACGAAGCGGAGCAAAGCATAGCAAAGAACGACAAAGAGTAAAATAATGAATATTCCGCAGCTGAGCGAAGCAGAATAGAGCAAAGCGGAACACAACAAAGTACAGCGGAGCATAGTAAAGAACGAAAAATACTAAAACATTCACCTAGCGAAGCCTAACCAAGCAAAGTACAGCGGAACTTAACTTAGCGAAGCAAAACGAAACAACGTAAAATTGTCACCTGACCCATTTCTGAGTTAGGTGACAATTTTTTTGTTTCGAGTTCGAGTCTCGTCTATTTATTAGGCACCAATAGTAAGCAGAGCAATACCATTACTTCTAACCAACGAAGTCGCATAACGACTCAAGATGGTTAGACTTGGAGTGTGACCAAGTGGGTAAGGGTGAAGAACTGCTGGAACGTAAGGACAATATAGATACACACACTTCAGTTCTTCAACTGGTTTGTAGATCACTACCATTGTACCTTGTGTTACCACTCCACTTGTTAGAACCTTCCATTTTCCACCAGCAACAGTAGCTGAACGATATCCAAGATCACCATCTACACTAGAAGTTCCAGTATAGTTAAAGGTTTGAAGATCTTCAAGGATAGCAACATCTAGAGGATTCGCTAGAATCGTATTAGCAGCGTCCATATTTGTATCGTTGTATACTTGAGCAGAAAGTTGGTTCAATACGGGAATGATATTTTCATGCCAGTATTTAGCACCCCAGTAGTAAGTACCAGCTGGCGTTCTATTAAAGTTAGCTGTATGTGTCGGAGAATTCAGTCTGGTGCTTCCTACAATCAAGGCGTTGATAATTTCCCTGTCGATATCTAGCGCGATTTGTTGTCCAAGAATATTCACAATTTCTGCTTGCATTGAAAGATCGAATAGAGCCCGCATATCTTGCTCCATATTGATTGTCCAGTTTGCAGAAATTTGACGATCCCTAGCATACAGTCTTACTTTATCGACACTTAACTTGACTGCGGGGTTGATTCTGTTTTCTTCTAGTGAACAAGTAACTCTGAATCTTACATATGCAACTCCAGTAGGACCTCCAACAACACTAGAAATATCTAGAGTTCCAGCTAGATAATCAACTTTACCAGAAACAACATCCTCAACTCCAGTAGTTGCATAAACAGTTGCAGAAAAATGTCCTTCAACAGCTGGGATAATTGAAACGTCTACCCAAGTCGTACCATCAGGAGAGACAGCTGTAATTTCGAAGTCTCTTTCAAGATGCGCTTCCGTACTAGATACTGCAGGAGCAGGAATAAGACCTAAAATGTCAAAATTCAAGGATGGAACTGCAACTGATGCATAAGTTGGAATTCCAATACCTGGTCCACCTGAGATGTCAGTTCCAGTAACAGGTGCAGGAATCAGAGCAGTAGTATTCGCAGCTGAGAATTCAGCGTTGATAAATGCTTTTATCGTTTCTGGTTTATCCATTGGCGACAAAGTAATTGCTTCTTTAGCAACTAGTTTAGGATAAAATACTCTCAGTATTGGAAGAGTTAACGTCTCATAAGGGTTGATTTGGAACATTGAATTTTCTAGTAAATTTACTCTTGTGTTCTCCGCTAACTGTATAAAAACTTCACGATCATGCTTATTCTCTAGAGACTCAGCAAGAGCAGTTACATACGCCTCGAAAGCTGTATCGTCTACAAGCACAGCTTTCATGTTTCCAGGTTTACTAGGATCCACTCCACTAACTTTCTTAGTAGTCTTATAGACTTCTTGAAGTAGTTCCTTCATAACAATTTTCCTCCCTATTATTTAATTGAATAGTAAATTAGATCTAAACGGTAAACTAATTTATTATTTGTTCTAATCTGAAAGTAAGGAGGGATCAGTACTTTTTTAAAGGTAGGAATTTAGAACTGTTCTAAGGAGAGATTTGTAGAATAGAAACATTCTGAATTAAGTAGTAAACCTTTTACTAATCATTCTTAAAGTTTGTTTTAAGTGGTAGTCTAGTTTATCATTAGATAAGCTTTCAATAACCTTCAATAAAACAATAATTTCATTTTTTAAAGCTCCATCATAAACTAAACCAGATGAAACTAACTTAGAAATTCTATCAACTAATTTCTTTGTTTTTTTCTTCTTATTATAAACTTTCATTCTTCCTTCAATGTTATCTTTAGATTCTCGTATAAGTCGACTTTTTTGTTTTAACTCCTTTTCCAACTCCTTAACTCTAGATAATTCTTCATGATATATCTCACTTAAAAGTGGATATATATTCTTAACTATTCTCTCTGATAAATCTAATTTTGTTCTATCAATATTTTCTTTTGTTACATCTGGAATACTCGTTTCTATAATATTCATAATTCACTTCCTAAAGTTTCTAATAAATCAGAGCGTAACTCTGATACATAATCTGACAATATATTTATTCTTTTTTCTAAATCATTTTTGATTTCTACCGAACGTTGGATGAGTCCATTTTTTTTCGAAACCTTCTCTTCTAAAATCTTTATTTTTTGTTCAACATCTTCAGTTTCAGATTTTAACAAAAAAGTTTCATCCGTCTTACATATAGCAAAGATAGTTCTCATTATATTTGGAACTGGAAACTTCTCAACTTTTATTTCTCTCTTCACTTTTTCAATCTTCATATAACACTCCCAAAATTATACCCATTTATTAAAGAACTTAATACACCTAGTCTCAATTAGTTTATCAAAGTAGTCCGGTAAGAAACACCTTCCATTAATACAAACGAGTCCAACTTGTTCTACTAAACAAGAAGACTCAAACTTCATCTCATTAAAGTCTACAACTGCTGCAGAATGTGATGGCATAGAAACAGCATCAAAAGCAATAATAGTAAGAGGAGATACTACAATACTATAATCTTTTTCTCGTTCAAGTTCTGCAAGACCTCTCATCGAAAAACCTATTCCAGACTTGTCTCGTAACAAACCTAGTAGAATTGCTCCATTAGGAGTAGATGTTGTTTCCATCTCACTAAGTAAATGGTTTTCTCTAAATTCATAATCTCTAATCAAATGAGAGACTTCTTTCAAAGCAACAGTGGTTTGTCTTATTGCATCAAATTCTTCATTTCCTTGTAGGAAAGGATGGTCTAATTCATTTAAAAATGAACGTCTTTTCATTCTTCCTTCACAACCTTCCATTGCCTCAGCCAAAACTTTCTTAGGATACATACGATTGTTTTGATTAATTTCATTCATTGTTTGGATTGTACAACGAAAAATTGCTTTCGACGGATCACTCTTTATTATTTTAGCTTCTTGATAAATAGCACTCTCTAAAATAAAAGATGACATATTTATTTCCTCTTAAATAACTTTATTAGTAGTACTACTTTTCTTAGACTTATAGTAACTATCTAATAATGTATACACAATATCTAAGAACTCATAGAAAACTACAATTATTTCGTCAATCTTATCTTTGAATGACTCTAAATTTGAAGTAAGAATCTCAAATAAGCTTATTGCCTCAGATACATAATCTCGAAGTTTTAACAAAGTAACACTAGATGTAGTCGAAAGATATGACTCAATTGAAACTAATCTTGAGTATATTTTCTTCAACTCATAGATTCTACCAATCTGAGATGCAGTTTTTGGTGGCTCTTCTATACCCATACCCATACCCATACCTGGCATTTCTCCACCCATTCCGGGTACTACACCTCCTACTTCTCCACCAACTGCTGCTGCTTCTTTCTCTTCTTCAGGTGGTTCTCCCGCTCTTGCTTCTTCATCAGGAACTGTTTCTTCTTCCTCTTCTTCTGGTACTTCTTGTTCTATTCTCACATGTGTCGTATATTCATCCTCATCCGTTTCATACGGCGCAAAAGGTACATCTAAGACGTCATCACGGTCTCTAATCTCTTGCTTAAACAACGCATCTTGTAACTGTTTTAAAATATCAGAAGGATTGGCCATCCAATTGCTTCCTTTATAACGCTAGTAACTGAGCCATTTGCGCAGCAGTTACTGGTGCACCATGATTATCTACCTGTATTCCAGTCCATCCACAAGCAGGACAAGTCCATCTAATAACTCCGTCTTGCGCAATAACATCTTCTTGTGTCCCAGGAATAAACGTCCGAACAACATCTTTTTCCATTCGGATAGCCCAACCTCTATTTTTACAATTATGTCTATTTTCCACTTTATTTTCCTCCGTCCTAAGCAAAAATAATCTTACATTGCTTGTAACACAGCTAGTCTTGCTGCGGTTATCGACCTCCCATAAACTTCAACGAACGTTTGAGTAGGAGCATTACAACAAGGATAATCATAATGCTTAACTATTTCCCAAGAGCCTCCTCTCCAAGCTCTACGAACGTTAGTCACCTTAGCAGTTTGTGGAATACCTCTGTTATTACAAAAACATTTGCTGTAACTCATATTATTTTCCTCCTGTACATTATTTATAATTTGTTCTATTATAAGAGACCTTTTGTTAGAAAGCAGCTGTTCCCATTCCGCCCATTCCACCCATGCCTTCTTCTTCTTTCTTCTTCTCTGGATCTAACTCTTTCTCAATTTTACTACTAATTTCATACTTTTTAACTTCTTCCCAATCAACTTGTGACAGATATTTTTTCTTAGAATATTCTCGAGGAATTCCAATTCTTTCAAGCGTCTCAACTAAACTTGCTAACTCACCCATATATCTTGCTTCACGTTCATATTGAAGTGACCGAGGAACTGGTAAAGCTATATTAACAACGTCAAGGATTGTTAGTGCTTCCTCTGGATTAGTTAAATCAAATACTTTCTCAATCAATTCATTAATCTGGTGTGTAAAATACTTTTGGTGACCAATTATCGTTCTAGCAAACAAAACATTTTCTTCGGTTAAAGCAGCTTTATTTGAAAGATTTTCTTCAATATTAATAAAACTTGGAGGAACACCTAAACTAGCAGTTAATTGGTCTCTCATAAATTTGAGTTCGTCAACCTTAGACCTAATGTCCACATTTCCTTCATTAAATGTTGAAATATCAACAAAAGCTTTACCATCTTTCTGAGGAATATAAACATCTTCGAAAGTTGTAATCATACTAGGAATTGTATCAACTGTTCCGAATGAATCAAGACTAACTTTTCTCTTTCTAAATTCTTCTTTCATCGCCTCAATTGCTTTCTTTGCGTCTCGTGGCAGTCCAACCTCAATTGCAATTTTTCTTTTCTCAGTCGAACGTGAAAGTCTCTGAATTGCTAAAGCAGTTTCTAATGCGATTAAAACTTTCGCAGAAAATTGACCACTATCAAATATAGACTCACCATAAGGATAGTACTTAGTAGAAGGAACCATAAAATGGATAACTCGATCTGGTGGAACATACCTAACATTCATTGTATTATTAATATCTGTCTGTGAAAGCATTGCTTTAATTATATCTTTTAAGTCTTTAATTTCTTTAAACTCTTTCATCTGTGGTAATTTTTTCTGTAAACTTTTAATAATTGACATACAGATATTATTAATTGGTTCGTCTTGTATTGATATTCCAGGAAAAAGTGTTATCTGTGGAAAAACTAGATAACCAAAACATAAAGGAAAAAGAGAACTTTGTAATTTTACTACAAATTTTGGCTCGTGAAATATTAATTTTATATCACTAAGGCTCATTTTATCGTTTTCTTTTTCTTCTTTTTCTTTACTTGTTTCTTCAGACTCTGCAAAAGACGAATAGTCCATTGTTATCTCAAATTTCTCTTCTTTATTCAATGGAACTTTTAGGACCTCTTTTTTTCCTTCTTCTATATCTTGACTAACATGTGTAAAATATTCAGCCTCAGTTAAAATTGATCTACTAGTTAAAGCAGTTTTTGGATCACCAATCTCACAGAAAAGGTCACCGAACTCAAGAGTGTTTCGAACTATTAAATTTAAATGTCTTTCAAGGTCTAATTGTTTTACTACTTCTTGAACAATTCTAACTTTCGATTCTGATGGTGCAGTCTCATCCTCTAAGAGGGTGGATGGTTTAATCTCTAACGAAATTTTTGATATATCATCTGGTGACAAAATACTATCAGTTAAAACACTTAATGCTCTATAACAATAGTTTATATTTGATACTATTGCTTCATAGGTCTTATAACGTAGAAGTCTACCACCTTGGCCGAATGCAGCAGGGGTAGAACCTTGTGTAAATAAACCACCAGAAGCAGCAACCTGTACATCTGTTGCACCTTTAGATATTAAACTTCGAACCAATTCAATATAACCATTTCGACCAGACTGTGATTTATAAGCTACAATGTTCTTAACAGCTTGGTCTAGCTTTTTATCAATTTTTACTGTCGAAGTTCCAATGATACTAGTTTTTAGTTTTGAAAAAACATCTTTTAATGGCATCTATTTTTATCCTCAAGAAAAAGAGATAACACTTATTCTCCTGTCTCCATTAAGTTTTCGATAGCGTCTTTACGTATCTCATCACCCTCATATTTAGTACTAAAAACTTCCATGAGATTAAAAAGAAAAGTGTCTTCATCACCATACAAGTTAGTAAACTCATTTGTAAGCATCGGTCCCATCAACTTTATAACAAGACTTGCGAAGTCCTTTGCGAATTCGTTAAACTGTTTATCATCTATTTTTGTTGCTTCTATTGAATAAATTAACATTCTGTCTTTATGAATTATATCATAGGCTTTTTCTATAAAAAGACTCTGGACTCCAATATAAGTCTCAAAATTAATTACGTACTGAAGATTTTGTTCTTTCTTTCTAGGTATAAATTTTAGCAAACCAAAAAGGACAAGGACAATTAATGCTCCAAGTAATAATGCTTCCAAACCCATCTAATCACCCTCTGTTATTATGTCGACTTCTTCTTCGTTTTCGAGTTCAGTTGACTCAACTGGTTCTGACTTTTGATCTACAATATCTTCACTAGTTTTTTCTTCATTTACCAAAATTGATATAACTTTATTTGGTCTCAAAACTACAGAACTAGAAGTAGTATGTAATATCGAAATATTCCCTAACTCTAATACTGCAGATAATTTCTTTATATAACTAGACAGGTCAGAATCATCTAAGTCAACAAGTTCTATATTACTAACGTTCTCTTGAAAGATTACTATTTTCTTCATTGTCTTCTCCAAAATTACTATCCGTCTAAAAACCTTCTAAAGTCGACTTCATTTCTAACTCTTCTATCAAGGGTTCTGTAACAACGCTAATTTCCTCTTTTAACTTATCTTCCCTAGTAGATAACACAATTGAGTAATCAATGACTTTAGAAGCAAATCTTACTTTAAATATATCCAATTCATCTTTAGTCATTTCTAACTCAACTGGCGACCTTACAACTCGATTTCTGAAAAAGATCTTTTTTCCTGGTGTTCTAACCTTTACTATATAAAATTCTGACATTTTGATTCCTAATTCAGAAGTTAGGTGAGTTCTATAAAGAACTCGTTTAGGAACGTTCCAATAAATTTAAACTACAACGTCTTCGGACTCAATTTCGTCGACGTCGTCTTCAATCTGTTCTTTGAAAATTTGGAAAGTTTCTTCTAACTCATCTTCGTCTTCTTCATTACCTTTTGTTCCTGGCTTACCCGGACCACTACCTAATGCCGCAGGCGCAGGTGGAACTTGTTCCTCAACTTCTTCCATTTTCTTATCTACATCTAATTCCTCTTCCTCTTCCTCTTTCTCTTCTTCTCCAGCTACTTCTTCTTGTTCAAGTTTTGCAGCTTTGACTGGATGTCCTTCTCCCTTATCCTTGTCAGGCGGGACCTCTTTCTCGGCAGTACCTGTACCAGCAGCTTCTGTTCCGGCTCCCTCATCACCTTCTTCTTCCATCTCACCAATTAGTTTCTCAATAATTGCATCTTCAACACTTTCCCCAACTTTTTCAGTACTCTCTCCAACTTCTTCCACTTCTTCCTCAGCTTCTTCTGCCGCTTTTTCTTCTTCCGGCGTTAATTCATCTTGTTCTGCTACTTTCTTTTCTTCTTTTTCTTCCTCTTCCTCTTTCTCTTCTTCTCCAGCTACTTCTTCTTTTTCCGTAACTTCTTTCTCAATGTCTTTCTTTGCAGCTGCGATATTATCATCAGGAACTTCGTCAACCACGTTATCTTCATGTTCTTCAATAGAAACTCCTTCGTCAGCACCTTCATTGAAGTAGTATCTCTCTAAAATACTTGCAGCATCCTTATGAGTAGGGAGTTCTCCAGCGCCATCATAGGACATAATAGGATCTAACATCGGACCTTTCATGTCAACTGTCTTTGAAGTATCAAACTCAGCAATAGCTTCTTTTAACAGTTTAACATATGAAACTTGTTTTTTGCCCATAACAAAAACCTCCTCTTACTTTGACTATAAAATTTCTTATTAGTATTATTTTGTTCTGATCTAACTTGCTTATTAAACTTAGTTCGAATCTAAAAACCACTTTTCAATTCCGAAAAACCTTTAAATAAATTGTCAGAAGTAACAGTCGCTTTGTCAATATTAGACGCTTTAGTTCCAGAAACAAATTGGAACTTATTAAAATTAACTGTAAAGTCAATCCCCACATTCGCTCTTCCACTTCTATTCTTCCCCACTTTAGCATGGACTATATCATCTCTTACAGGATCTTTTGCTAATAAACATACAAAGTCAGCATGCTCCACTTTCTTAATTGACTCTGACGTTTGGTCTAAATTCAACTCACTAGCTTCTTTTACTCGATACGCTGCTCTTCCTAGTTGTGTAGCAGTAACTACAGGGATACCATATTGTACTGCCAATGTCTTCAATGACAAAGTAATATGACCCAACTCTAATCTATATAAATCATACTTTGTATCAGATTTTAGAAGGTCTATGTAATCAACAAAAATCCCACAAATAGATTCTTTTCCATATTCCTCTATTACATCATCTAAAACTCCCATCAAATCAATAGCACTTATAGTCATTGCTGGAAAGTACTTCATAATTATTGTTGCATTACTTTCCATTAACTTATCGTAGATCATCTGTTTCATATCTACTTTTTCTTCTCGAATATCTCTCATAACTTCTATAGTTGTTTTTTGAAACAACGGTTGGTAAGTCCTCATTAAGGACTCGTCAATTGTATTCTCCATAGTTACATAAACATAAACCTTATCTATTTCGCCTTCTTTTAAAACTTTTTCCGAAAGAAAACCTCGTCCTGTTTCAGCAGATTTAATTATTAAGTTATTCAAAATAGTTGATTTCCCAGCGCCAGTTCCTCCACCAAACAAATATAACCTTGAGGGTTCGAATCCCCCATACATGATGTCACCATCAAAAATCGGAAAGCCAGTTGGAGTTTTACTCTCCCGATCATACTTCTTTTTTATAACTTCTATAACACGGGTATAATCATCCTTAACTAAATCTAATGATGCAGCTGCTTCAATAGTCACAGCTCGATTTGCTTCCATCATATTAGCGTATAACTGTTTAATTGTAACTTCATAATCTTCAACCAAGTCTTCAATAGAGTCAAACGACCCATCTTTTATAGTATCTAAAACTTTACTTAACTCATCATAATTACTAAAAATCAAGTTTATTTTCTTCCTTAACCTAATTTGTCTAACAATGTCATTTATCTTTACACTAGACAATTTCTCATTCGCTTTTAAGTCTAAAAAGTCTTTATATTGCTTAAACTTTTCACCAAACGTTATACTCTCTATAATAGACTCAACAGTTTTATCTTCCAGAAACATCGTACAAATTTTTCTTAAACAGTCTAATTTACTTTTTACTGTTAACGGAACTTCTATTTCCTCTTTCTTTTCATAAGAATCAAGAATTTCTATAATATCCCTATACAAACTTTTACTTTTCTTAACTTTAGATTCCTTACAGAGTATTAAAGAAAAACACGAATTCAAAAAAGATTCAGTTATCAAAACTATCCCTCCTTTGTTTTTTTGTTCAAAAAACTATCTTAAAGTACATACTTACATTAATCTTGTAAGTTCTCTAAGTATTTCTTCATCTACTTCTTTTGCGATTTCTTTCGATAAAGCCTCAATTAGTCCTTTTTCTACATCGTAAGAATAGATTGTTTTTACATTAACAGACGAAGAAAAAGACCAATCAGCTGAAAGAATCTTTCGAACTTTTCCTATTATATTCTCGATCCAGTCTAGTTTTCCATGACCAAAACACTTACCACAAATTTCTGTACATAACTCATCATTATCACTACTGTTCGGTTCATGACATGTACCTTTACATCTATCACAAATAACTTCGCCTTCTTTAAGGTGTATCTTATTACCCATTTACTAATATCCCCAATGAACTCGTTGGTCTCCACGACGAATGAACATGAGATGGGTCCGTTAGTTCTTGTTTTCCAATAACAACCTCAATCCAATCTAGTTTCCCACAACCAAAACATTTATCACAACGTCTAGGATAAGGAGTATATAAGTCAGGAATTAGCTTACCAGATCCCTTACATTTATTACAAACTACTTCACCTTCATTAATTTCTACCACCTTTCATAATCCTCCGTTGTCGTTGAAGATGAAAACGAAGTTGAATATGAAGTAGTTGAACTACATGTAGTAGAAGTACAAGTTTTCCCTAATACATTCTCAATCCAGTCTAATTTCCTATCACCAAAACACTTTGGACAAAGTTTACCATCTTTCCGTCCCCACCCTTTACATACATCGCATATAATGTCTCCTTCACCTAATGGAACTTCAGGGTCTACATCTTCCTTACCTTCATCTTTAAACCACTTTGGCAAAGGAAATCCAAATCTACTTAACCACAATTTTTTAGTAATTTTTTCTACAAAACTCATATCGTTAGAACTCTTCCATTATCTTCAAGTTTCGAAAATTCATCTTTACTAAGAAACTTGCTTACCAAGTATTCACAATATTCTTCATCCAAATTTGTTAAGATATCTAACGACTTTGCAATACTATATGATTTTATTCGTTGCTTTTTGGTTATCTTTCCACCGTTCAGGTTCTTAGTAATATCAATAACTGAGTTTGTAAACTCCTCTAAAAAACCGTTCTCATAAAATATATATACCTTTTCTGCTGACTCTTTACAAATAGACTGTATCTCAGAGTATTGGTTCAACATATGTAACATAGTATATACTTTTATCTCTTCAAAGAATGTCCCTGTTTCACTACTATAAATTCCGTCTTTTCCAACTTCTTTAAAATTAAATTTTCTAAAAAGTTGGTTCATTTCTTGAATATATATATCTACTACTTTTGTTCCACCTTTAAATCTCTTATCCAAATTAGTCGATTTAATATCTACTTTATGTATGATATTATTATCGAGTACATGGATATACCTTCCAACCATCAAACCTTTATAAAGACCTGACGAGTCATATGTTATATTAACTTCAATATTGTGTTTGTTTCGGATATGAATTTTGAAAAGCTCATAAAAGAAAACATCTCTAAAGGTTGCTCCACCAAGTATATGAAAATCTAAAGCATTTAAACCACTTCTTTTACATTCATTTAACAATATAACTAACGGGAGCACATAAACAATACATGGAATTGCTAAATCACCAGCTAAATTAGCAACCATTCCTCCAACACCAAAATGATTAAACTTCGAGAATAAGTCATACTCTCGTAAAAGTTTTAAAAATATTTCCCACAATCTAGGTGTTCGAAAGTGGTGAATATAAATGATCTTCTTTATAACATCTGGGCTCAACCCCGCTGCCTTAGTATAGGACTCAATATTCATCTTTTCTACTTCATCAAAACTATCAAAAGCAACACAGTTCGGTCCAGGTATAAGATCTAAAATAAATGCTCTATCAAGAACTTCATGATGTTCTTCTAAAAAGTCGTAGAACATTCTAAGAAGAAGTTTTGTTGTATCTTTAGCTAGACCAATAGAAACTTGGTATCCCCCAGAATCTGTAATAAGTAAAGAACCATCAAATAAACCAAACTCTCTACAATTCTTAAACAACGTAGCTTCTGATTTATTAAATTTAGAATAACTTCTTCTCATTGCAAAATTTTGTCCATAAGAATGGAGGAAACCAGAACATGTTTTTAAAAGGAAATCTGAAATATCTTCTCGAGAAAAATTACTCTCATACCGGTTTTTTGTATTTTTTATAAAGTTATTTATTATTGTGGCGAGAGTTTCAAAACCTGCTACTACATATCCAGACTGTGTCATAACTAAACTGTACCGCTTTCTGCATATGCTTTACTTTCTTCATCGAGTATTTCTCCACATTTCTTACAAACCAAAACAGGAATCAGAAATCTCTGTTCATTACCATCTTTTGTGAGAAACGAAGAAAGTTTCTTGATTCTAAGAGCTTGGTCAAATATTTCATTACCACATTTACATTTCATATCTGGTAAATTGTCTAGACTCATCCCAGGTGGTAATGATGGAATATCTTGTCCATTCATTTCTGTTCTCCCTCTATTAATAATATATCCTCTTTCATCCTCAAAACTTTTGCTATATCAAAACAATGATCATAGAGATGAAGACCTTTGCTCGATGCAACCATTTCACCATCTCCAACACCTATACTCTCGGCCATATACTCCTTCAATAATTGGATAGAAGCCAAATTAGCGGGAAATCCACTCCACAGGTCCCATGACCTAAAATATACAAAGAAATGTAGTTTATTATCTTGTATTCTTGTATCTATCTGTCGTAAACAGGGTGGGTCTTTTATTAACATATCAGAAGGGTGAGCTACTTGAAGAGTTATTTGATTATTTCTAAATCCAGACTTCTTATATCTCCAAATCGCATACTCGATTTGGTTTAGAAATGTAGGAGAACTGTATCTAGGACCACTAGAAATTATCTCTTCATTATCCCACAAGTCTGATTCAATATGGTAAATAGGTTCTTGACGACAATTTACAATATCTTCTTCTATTCTTGCTAGGTAACTTTCTGGAATCTCGTATTTTGTAAGTCTTTGACCATAAGTATATGACTCATTCTCCTCCATATATGAAGTCAGCAAATAAGGAAGATATTTATCTAAGTAGTCATTAGATACTGGATTCGGAATTCCATAATGGCCAGGAATTTGTGGGAGAAGAGGTTTAGTCCCAGGATATCGAATATAAATAGTTACATAATCAAACTCAAGTCTTTTTTTACCAGAGTATGATCCCTTATCAATTGTAAAAACCTTACCTTTCTCAAGTGCTGTATAAACACATTGAAACCAAGCATCTGGTAAGTCTCTAGCGACAATATTCACTAGTTCCATATTAATTCTCCTTTTCTCGTTTAGTAGCACCGGATGGTCTTGAACCATCGACCTCACGATTATCGGTCGTGCGCTCTACCAACTGAGCTACGGCGCTTTATATCCTTTACCATTCAAACACTGTAGCGTGAAAAAGTTTCATTATTTGTTTAGCTACTTCTTCTGAGTTACTATCATTTTTCTTTGCTTCTACTATAATGTTTTTAATTTCTTCTAACATCGTCTCTTCTAGATCTTTTCCATTCTTATAACATCTATCCACAAAATCACTATAGTCTTTATTCATTTCCACTCCTTTCAACCTTCAAACTTTGGAGCGGGCGACAGGAGTCGAACCTGCAGCTTTCGGGTTGGAAGCCCGCTACTCTACCATTAAAGTTACACCCGCTAATTATTTTTTAATAGATGTTACTGTCGCTTTTTGTCTTTCTTCTAAAATACCATATACTTCGGGATAACCCAAAACTTTCATGGTCCTATTATCAATTAACATTACTTGGCCACCGAATTTCGCAAACAGAATAATATCTCCCTCTTTGATTGTAGGAACTTCTTCACCAACAGAAAGGACACGACCATATCCTTGTGGGTCTTTCTCAGCAGTAGCTGGTATAATAATTCCTCCTTCTGTTTTCTCGTCCTGTTTTAGGACCTCCACAACTATTTTGTCTTTTACTGCTTTAACAAATTTCATTTACTTTTCTCCTTTATTCTAAGTTCATCCTCTTCTATAATCCTTAAAGGTGAAAATTCTTCAGATTCAAAAACTTCTTTTCCTACAAAGATTTTAGGAATTCTATATCGTTCTATTTTACTACCATCTTCAAAATAAGCAAACTGATCATCCAACCTTGCTATCTTTTGTATCCTCATATTGACTGTAGGAATTGGGTAGACGCTACTTCCTGGTTTTGTATCCTCTAGTAGACGCGCAGGATATTGTACTAATACAGGATTACCAATGCTAAGATGAAGTGCTATTTTTATCTTCTCCATTTCTTCCCCTCCTTTAAAAGTCTTTCTTCTTCTCTTATTCGTCGTCTTCTGGCAATCTCTTTCTTCTTTTTCTTCTTTATACTAGGTTTTTCAAAAAACATCCTCTCTCGCATTTCTAAACTTAAACCACTTCTCGTATATTTCTTCTTAAATCTCCTTAATAATTCATGTAAACTTTCACCTGGCCGAGTAACTACAGAGATACCTTCTTCATATTGACGTCGATAATACATTTTTAGAATTCACCTCCATTCTAAACAAAACCATAAATTATATGTGATCTTGTAGAAAAGTTGAACTTATATTTTTCACAGGCATTAAATACTTTACCAGCTCGTTCAATAAGTTCTTCTCTTGTACTCCCTTCTGGCATAAGATAAACTCGATGATATTCGTTACTATAACCACAGAGAGACGATAACATCTCTAAATAAGTATGTATTAAATCGACATCTTCATATACTATCTTAAAATAAACACTTCGAAAAGAGAGAAAATCCTTTGTCTTAGTAATTGCTAATTCTAAGTCTTCCTCACTAAAGATTTTTGGCGAATAGATAAATTTTATAGATTTTTTTAAGTCAACTCGACTAATTAGTCCTTCAAGATTATAACCGTTTGTTTCGACATTAGCTATTAGATAATTAAGTTCATTTAAAATTGCTACTGAATCATCTATATGTTTCCCAACAGTAGGTTCTCCACCAGTAACAAGAATACCTACTTTTTTCTGGTCTATAATATCCTGAAGTTCTTGTAACGAATAATTGGCTTCATTAGAAATTCGCATCTTGACTTTCGTATCACACCATGGACAGTCTAAATTACAAGTCTTACAACGCAGAATTACCATCGCCCGTCCTAAATCTGGACCCTCACCTTGAAAACTACAAAAATTCTCAATTAAACGAACTTCTGTATTCACTATCATCCTCCTATAATTTAATATTTGTTCTAAAACGTTAAAATCTTTTCTCTAGTTTCCATTATTGGTTTTAATAATTGCTCATATCTATCTTGCCAAACAAACTTATACATTAACTTTGTATCTGGAACAAAATAATCTGGAAGTCTTAACTCTTCATCTGGCAAACAAATTACGTCTAATTTTTTCCCTTCACTTAAAAACTCTTTTTCATACTTCTTAACAACATCTTCTGGTGCTTTTAAAACATCAATTCCTTTTGTCTTAAAAAGATATCCCCGATCACCGGGACTAAAGGCTTCATACATTAACTTATTCCAGTTAATACATCCTCTAACATTCTGTGGAATTACTTTATAACTTTCAACTTTTTTAGTGAACGCAGCTGGTTTTCCAACTGACTTATTCCCCTCTTCAATCAACTTAATAACCTCTTTTCCTTTTCTTTCAACAAACTTATTAATTGTTATTAATGAAAACCTCTCATTCTTTAAGATAATATCAAGAAGTTCAACTAAAAATTCTTTAGTTACTGAAGGAAAATCTGACCTTTTAATTTCCATCCCCATATAAATTACATCATCGGTTCTTCTTCCTTCCTGAGAAATTACATTAATTATATACCTTTTCTTAGCCAGAAACAATCCTCGTCTGATAACTAACTCATTCTTCAACTCGAGTCTGTTTCTTTCTGGAGGAACATTATGACTCAAAACTAACTTCTGAATAATATCCTCATTTAAATGTTTTTGTATCTCAACGCAAAACTTATTTATCTCTAATATTTTGTCGTCTTCTGACCGATCTCCGTCTTTAATCAAGCTGTCCAAAATAGCGAACAAAGAATCTGTATCCCCAGTTATTACATTCTCAGTATACCTACTTATGTCACCAAACATCTCTTGTTTAGTTATCTTCTCTGGTTTAATATAGGGATTCCCTTTTAGTTTGTCAATAAATGCATTCCCTTCAAGAATCGATGCTTTAATAGCTTCTTGACCAGAAAGAGTAATAGTCCTTCCCGTATCAATATTAAAAAATCTAAAAACGTTATTACCAAGAACTCCATATAATGCGTTCGCAAAGATCTTAAAAACTTGTTGTTTATTATCATAAATAGACTTCAAGTTCTCGTCACCTAATTGTTTAGCCTCAAACATCTTTTGTTTAAACTCTCTCCTAGACGATAAGAGAATATCGAGAACTTCGCTATAAATAGATAACTCATTCTCATGTGCTTTAAAGAAACAACCGTTTATTGTAGATATTAACTTACATTCTTCAATTTTCTTTAATAACTGTTCTTTAGTTATTTCAACTTCTTTTTTCGAATAAGCTGGATCAATTACCATAGTAAACTTTTCAGGAAGGTTATCAATATCATAAATGAGATCATATCCATGTGTGTAATCTTTGAACTTCATTACAAATGTGTTAATTCCAATATTATAAGTTATAATTAAACTTGGATACAAAGAAGTAAAATCAAAATCGACAATGTTATTATGAACACCTACAATTGGTTCTTTTACAAACGCACCTTCAAATTGTTCTTTCTTCTCATGAATGTTTGCATTCTTTGACGCAATTCCCCTTTCTTTTAAGAATGATATTACCAGAGAATCTAACATTCCCATGTTACTCGTAGAACCTTTAAAACTATTCTTACTTATCTTCTTAATCTCATTCTGTAACAAAATATGTTGTAGTTTCTTCTCTAAGTCCACTAACAATGTAACGTCTCGCCGGTTATATTTAATAGATTTATTCACATCAGATCTGTACATCTCTGAAAAGTTACTTCCAGTATCTAACTTTTCCTTATTAATTTCAAGCTTCGCAATTGTTCCAAGTCGATAATTTTCTCTCTTTGTATATGTAAAGTTTCTATATAAAATCAATTGGTCTAAAGTAACAAAACCAAATATATCAGCATAATTCTGTATTAAGTCTATCGAAACTTCTCCAAACTTTGACATACTTTCTGATCTAAGACCTATTTTAGGACATCGATTATGAATATATGGGAGGTCAAATCCATTAGAGTTCCAACCACAAATAAAATCTGGATCTAACTTCTTGAAATTCTTGATAAAACTGTTAACCAGTTCCTTTTCTGTTTTAAAAACAATAACCGAACCTTTGTCTATATCTATATCAGCTGCGTTAGGATTCTTCAACAGAATTTTATTGTCTAATACATAGCTTACAAGTTCACCATGATAGTAATATGAAATCATACATATGGTATGTCTTGCTTCCTCTGGGTGTGGAAATCCTTTCTCTTCTGAATAAGTTTCAATATCAAGAAAAAAGATATTAAGATCAATTTCAGGTGCTTCGTTCTTTGTTTGAAGGTAATAATCTTGAGCATGTTTCGTAGTTATTTTCTCATCTCCCTCATAAGTAATATCTGAGTCTAACATAATTTTCTGTTTATATGGAATTTTAACTTGTACTAAGTCGTCATACTTAACGAAATGTCTTGACTCAACTTTACTTCCTTTCGGAACTTGATAACAATAATAATCATCTTTTTCTTTATGATAAACTTTATTATTTTCTTTGTCTCTAAAAATATATAAAACATCTCTAGTTCTACCTAAATACTGAATATCTACTAACCTATATTTGTCAGTATAGAACTCCTCAGGAATCTTATAGTAATGCACTCCTTTTTTGTTTAAAACTTTTGCTCCACCACTTTCTTTTATATCGACTTTCGTTCCTAAAATCTCAGCTACTGTTTTCATATCATCTGAAAATCTCTGTTCAAAAGAGGGATTACGATTTACAAAACTTGGGTGGACTGTCAAGAAGATATCGAAGTTATTCCATTTATAAATATTCCCTCTTAAGTTAGTAACTCCAGATTTAGCAATTCCAAAAGCACTCATCGGAACTGTACCCATAGCTACAACTAGTTTGGGATTACATTGCTCTATAAATTTGAAACAATTTTCTTTACAAATGTTAATTACTTCTTCTGTAGGATTACCAGTAGTTCCATCTTTATTTAAGGTTTGACAGAGAACAACATTTGTAAGAAGGTACTCAATTTTATTAAGACTGAACTGTCTAAAATATTTTCTAAATTTTTGTCCTGCTTTTCCAATTAACGGAACTCCCTTTTCAACTTCATCTTTCCCTGGATTCTCAGCTACAAAAACTACCTTAACCTTAGTCAAGTCATCCCTACAATTAGTTTCTAAAATACAAGAAGGTGAAAAAAGGAGGGAACAAACAGAGCAGTTAGCAAATGATTTCTTAATAGATTCCAAATAGATACCTCCATTTTAGTTTTATTTTTTGTTCTACAAATATGAAATAATTTCTTAGTTATTTTCTTAGAAACTTTCTATATATATAAATAATTGATTAGAATAATTATTGTTTAAAACATTTAGGAGGTGGTAAAATGAACCAAGAAATTCCAATTCCAGGAGCCAATCCAGTCTCAATTAGACAAGTTAAGAAACTTGCAGACCGACTTGCTTATTCAGAGATCCAGGTTCCAAAAATCGTCATGGACGAAACAATCCAATGGCAAGATATCATGCCAGAGTCTTACGGGGAAGACCAAGAAGGAAGATTCTTCTTGGTTACTCAACTTGTAACTACTATAACAACAGTTGAAACATTCAAAGAAGGAATATTCAAAGGAAAATCGATAACTTCCTTCGAACCAGTTTGTTTATGTATGTTCCAAAGATTTCCAGACAAGGAAGACTTCGTTGAATTTACATCAAACACAACAGGTCTTTTCTTCCGGTTGTCAATTAAATCTTTCAAAGAAATAGTTGACCAGTTAGACAAAGGCAAGGGACATACAGTTAACATTTATACCTAGAAAACGGGTGGACTTCAGTCTAAGAAATACTAGACTTGTCCACCTATTTATTTGTCAAAACCCTTAATCTTCAAAAAGGAGGAACAATATGAAATGAAAGAAGAACTTCTAAAAGCAACTGACCTCTTGGGACTTCAAATAGATTATAAAGATACTACGGTTCTCCAAACATACAAAAATATTTTTGAAGAAACCAACAGAAAGATTCAAAAAAAGAAACTTACAGAAGCAAAGAACTTAATAATCCGCGACATTATTGAAAAGCAACTAACAGAACAGAACTTTTTTAGTATAGAGGTTCCTCCGGACTTCAACCCTTGTGAATCATGCAAAGGAACAGGAGAAATTTACAGACTCGAAATTATAAAGATCGTAGATAAATGTAGTTATTGTAAAGGAAGTGGAACCTATACAGAACCCTGTAAGCGATGTAACGGTACTGGTCTAATAGACAACAAGAAATGTCCTACCTGTAAAGGAACTAAAATATATGTACATAAGAAGATGTTTCCAAAAAGACCCGAAGATAAAATATGTAGTCACTGTGAAGGATCAGGAGACGCAATTAAAATAATAAAAACAGGAAAGATCGACATACATACGACTTGTATTACATGCCGAGGAAGTGGAATGAAAAAAGTAAAACATAAACGAGGTCTTCCTCATCCAGTCATTACAACAGACATAGGAAAAATAATCAAAAAGTTACTCCCGTAAACTCTTCTCTGTTATAAAGATCTCTTAACTCAGATCTTTATAACAGAGAAATTTCTAGACAACAAATCTTGTAAAGAGATCTTCCCTTCATTTTTTTGTTCAACAGATGTCAACTTCTTTTTCTTTGGTTTATCAATCCCTAGAGAACTATAGATACGTTCAACATCTGGTGATTTCTCGACTAGGTCACATAATAAACTAACATCATAATTTTTTATTATAGGTATTTTTGCTCTAAGAGAGTCAAACAATTTAGTATTTTTCTTATACTGAACAAAGGGTATGTTCTTCCTCTGAACCTTAAAATCTATAACACACTTTTTTATAAAGAAAAGGAGTTCTTCTTTATCTATATATCGAAGGTTTATATTATTAAAGTAAGAATCTAAATAGAAATTTAATGGTCCATTATTTAAGAATAATGAAATAACATAAGTTGAGGTAATTGGACTGTTATATTTTAGAATATCAGGAACCTTTTCTCCTCTTGGAATAGGAGATTTAATATCATTGTTAAAAAGCCATGAGAAAAATGTTTTATACATTCTAGAAAACCTTTATAACCCTCGTTTTATCCTTTCATTAATCTCAAAAATAAGTCTCATTATTCGAGGATCATCATCAACTCTACTTCTCAAATCAACTAACAGTTTTTTCTCTAGTTCCCACTTAGTTATTAAAAGTCTCCGTACATTTAGTTCGTTTTTATCTTTGGAGTTCTCTATTGGAAACTGCAGAATTTGTTCTAAATCATATACCCTCTTTTCTTGTAAGTCAATTTCTTTATGTAGCTTATTATGGAAACCAGTTTGGACTACTTTAATACTTCCTACTTTATCCCAGAACTTATCTCTCGTATGATGTAGTATCCAATTATTTGCCAAGGTTGTTCTAAAAAGAAATTCAAGACCATGATAAATAATAAACGAAAAATTATGTCTCGCTAATCCAATATTCAATGAATTACTTCCTTTCGATGCTAATTCCATAAACGGCGACTTCCTTCCCTGAGCACTAAATCGTAACTTCATTTGACAAATCTTCGTATCATAACATGATTTCGGTCTTGGTAAAATGTTTCCAGAACATGTCCAACAATCGTCATAAATAATATAGTGATCTACTATTTTTTGAACTATCTTTTCTATATTATTTATATTATAGTTTATACTAAATAAATGGAAGGGTTCATATTTTCTATTATTAAAAAGATATTTTCCATACGGACTTATCTCTTTATAAAAACATATTAACTTCATTAGCATATCATAGTCTACTTTGTTCTCTCGTTGTAATTTTAATAGTCGTTTGAATTCTACAAGATCCGCTAGTGGCAGTTTCATCATTCTACATCCTCCAAAACACTTACTTTTGTAAAACTAACGTATTAAATTTATAACTACATCGTCCTAAATCACAAAGAAAATCAAGAGACGATTTTCTAGCAATTTCATCCATTATAAAAGTTACACGTCCCTGATTATCTTTTTCTTTATGAACCCAGTGTCCTAAGTAAGTATTCTCTACAATTCTTCTAAGTTCGTCTCTTACTGATTTAGATTTCCAACCAATCAACTGAGATATATCTTGTACTGACACTTTACCAAATTCTTTCAGGACCCACAATGTTCCCTTTCCTAGTTCTTCAAACGGTGATGTTTTCATTTACTCTTCTCCTTTCATTTCTTTTATTATTCTTTGAAAAAAACAACACATTTCTGAATGGTTCAATAAAATTGGACATGGTAGTTCTCTATCTAATCCCTTATTAATTATTTCAAATAACTCTTCTTCATTATCATATAAATATTCTCTAGGCAAGAGTTCTGGATAAGAAAACTTATTCGGAGCAACAGGAATACAACCATTTAAAACCGCATCAACAACTTGATAACCAAATGTCTCTTCCTTACTAGTTATAAGCATAACTTTACACATACTTATACATCTATAATAATTATCCCACGATATAAAATTCCTTCTTATAATTTTACCAAATTTCTTCTCAACCTTCTTTTCTAATCGTTTATTAACTTTCTGGATATTTGGACGAGCAACAGATATTGTATCTTTTACTTTACCAGCAATATTATAAGTTTTAAAAGGTGGGTAAGGCAGGGCAGTAACAACTACGTTTCTCCAGTCTGAATTTCGTCTATAATACTTTAACTTATATTCATGGTACTCACTAGCAACAAAGACTTTATCAAATAATTTAGAATGACCAGTTTCAACTAACCATTTTGATTTCCTAACAGGTTGGAAGATATCATATGCATTCCTACTTGTACCATGACAAAAAGCAAAATTCTTACTTGGTCTTTTATGGTGAAGGATATTAGAAAAGAAACCTGGATAACTTAAATCTGACAAAAATAAGATGTCATTATCTTTTAAGTCAAGACTCATAAACTCCCATATTTGATGTCGCTCTAACTCAACAGATAATTGTAAATTAGAAAATACATTTGGACTATCAGTAGGTTGGTCTTTAAAGTTACTGATAAAAGATTTTCCTAGAACAATTACTTCGTCAAATTCTTTCTTAAACTCCTCTTTGAATACAGGTAACCACCATTCTTGATACCTCATTTTAACTGGAAACTGAGGTACGAAAATCAATCTATTCATCACTCTCCTGTTTTAAAATTTGTTCGCCATATTCATCTAAAAGATCCATTTCTTTTAGTCTTTTGTTCAGATAATCTTTAATTTGTTCTAGCTTTCCTTTGTATTCTTCGGAATCCCCATTAAAAGCATATTTAAAAGGCTTAGGAACTTCTACTGGTACTTTCTCAATTTCTTCCATCGGCCAAGCAGTACCAAAACCATCACTCAAGTCAACGTGGTTTTCATCGAATAAGATGTTATAACCCGTCTTAAATCTTGAGACCAAAAAAGTTCCCATCTCCTCAATCCAAATTCCTAGTTTAGACTTTCTAGCATCAATCTTATATAAATATCGATCCTTTAATTTACTGATATTTATAGACCGTTCTCTTTTCTCATCTTCTAGTTGCTTTAACCTTTCGCTAAAGTTATAATAACTATCTGATTTCTCTTTTAACTCGTTCAAAAAAGGGTTCCTTTTCTCCATAAGCTTCTTTAACGACTTCGCTTTTAGTAATTCCTACTGGAATTTCCACTACTCTCATATAAACACCATGGCTTACATGTTCTAGATAACCCGAAGCAGTTAGATACCTACGATATACATCAACTGTTTGATATAGGTATCTATTTCGTCTAGTTTCTCTTAAACGATTCTCACCATAAAGAGAATCTAAAAGTTCTTGTCTAGAAACTTTATCTTGTAAATTTTTCTCTCTAAAAAAATCTACTACCGATGTCCACAAATTCTTTTGTTTTGACATTCTATTCCTCCTCATAACCTTAGTTCTCAATAAATATTAAGTAATTTAGATGATCCACTTATAATAACCTTCAAACAAAATATACTTCTTATCATGTTCCCATAAGTCTTTCTGACTCGGATAAACATTGTTTAACAAAGTTTCTTTCTGACTCGGATTTTTAACTTCATGACAATATGGTGCTCGCATATTTGTACTATAAAATATTACGTCGAAACCACCTCTAACTAGTTGCTCACCTATTGTTCCCTGTAAACGATGTGCTGGATGAGTCTCGTAGATTGGATCCGGAAAGTAAAATATATTCTGTCTATTTAGAAGTTGGGAAGGGATTGATCTAAGAAAAAACTGGGCTTTAATATCTACAAACTTCTTAATTCTTAAAGCTTCTTCTTTCCTTTTTTCTTCAATATCTTCTGTATAGATAATAATAGGTTTCTGATCTTCCATTAAGATTCTTGTACAACCAATTATTTCATCATCAGGGTGAGGCGATATAATCACAATATCAAACATCTACATTTTCTCCTTTCTATTTACTTTTTGTTCTACTTCTTTTCAAAAAAATCTCAGAGTTTATCTCTGTAAGATTATTTATTTGTTCATTAAAATAAAATAGTTTTCCAATGAAAACAAAACAATTATATATATTAATTACTGAGTAAGGGTCGAGTTGTTTATTTTTTTAAATTTAAGTTTAAAGGAGGAACTCTCATGGAAATGAAAGTGGTAGAAGGTATGAAAAAACTTAAGATTATTGAGAAAAAAATGAGGTCTAACTGCCAGAACATAACTAGGTATGCTAGTATGGTAGATATAGAACGACCACTTTTTGAAACGGAAAAAAAACAAGTGGAAGAAGTTAAATCTCTCGTACAGTCTAATGTAGACCTAATGAAAGAAGCATTAGGACTAAAGAAAAAGATTGAACAGACTAACCTAGAAACCACCGTTCAAATTGAAGGCGAGTCTTATACAATCAGTGACCTCCTTTTCATTCATCATAGAATGGGAGAACTAATGTTGAGTACATTCTACTCCATGAATGATACAGAAGGGCAGAAAAGACTGAGGAACTCTCCTTCAATAGAAGGAAGAACTCCACAAGTGGTTCGTATGTACAAAGAAGAAACAAGAAACGAAGGTCTTAAAAAATGGCAAAACCTTCTTGACAATATTACCATGCGTCTAGAGGTGATAAACGCCACAACAAACCTGGTCGAGGATGAACCTCAACAAGAGTAAGAACAAAATACTAAAGGGGTTCGGTAGCGTAAAAATGGAAACTTTGGGAGCCCGCTAACTGGGACAATGTTAGAGTGAAATAATAAAGTAAATCTGATTCGACAACTTCGAATATTTTTTACTTCCATTATAACAATGGTGTTAAGACTCATGACATAAGGTTAAAGACTAAGACGATCTCCACGTCGATAAAGAACGGAGATGGTCAAGTTTAAAGACAAAAGTTTCAAGATACGCTAAGGTAAAACTTCTGCGGGAAAAATCCAGACTAAGGTGTAGCCCTCTCAAGCAACCTATCACTTCTGGCTGTTATTTGGACCCTTTTCTCAAAAAATCTTAAGTAACTCTACATTATATCTAAAAATTCCCAACCCAATGTCGTATCCTTCTCAAGGTTGGTCACATGTTGTGAGGGTAAGACTATTTTACTCTCACAACAAACCTAATTCTTAGGAACTATTTTTTTCTTCTGGGAGACTGTTATGGAGACTGTGGTGAAGAGGTTACCACGAAGGGCTGTGGCCCCTTTATACGCCAGTTCGAATCTGGTCAGTCTCCCCCTTTAGAAGCTATTTAAAGGAGGTTACTAATGGTTTCGTTTGTAAATAAAGATATAACTACTATAACTGAAGGTATCATTTGTCATCAAGTTAATTGTCGCGGTGTTATGGGTGCGGGACTAGCTAAACAAATCAGGAATAAGTTTCCAAAAGCCTATGAAGATTATATACAACAATATAGAAATAATAAGCTTCAACTTGGCAATGTTATATTTACAACAATTAACACTTATCCATTCTTGGTTATAGCTAACTTATGCGGACAAGATGGATATGGAAGACAAGGAGTATTTACAATTTATCAAGCCGTCAGACAATGTCTTTATAAAGTAGTAAATTACAAAAATTTCCTTGTGGGACCATATTTATTGCCAATATATATTCCAGATCATATGGGGTGTACATTGGGTGGTGGAGACTGGAAAAAAATACTACAAATAATAGATAAAATAATACCAGATGCTATAATAACACAATATGGATAAATTGAGCGGAGGATAAAAGTGAAAATTTATAAGATACAATTTTATAGGTTTAATACTCGTGTTAAACCAATGATGGAAGCGAATGTTGATGTAGTGTTTAGAACTAATTTTCCCCCAGAGGAAGACGATTTGTTCAATGACGAGTTTCTCAATATAATGTGGAAAGAAATGTGGAAACAGAATCCTGGATGGCTGTTATGTCATGGGCCCTCAACATTAGGATTTCATGGTTGGTCATCTGTTATGTGGAAAAGGGAGTCATTAGTGGAGGTTAAAATAGATGAAAGGGATATGCCAGAAGATCTGACAGGAGAAGGGAATATGCTTACCGCATTAACATTTCATCCACTACTTCCCTCTGATATAAGAACGGCATTAAAAAAAGCCTACGAGCGCGGATTGAGAGACAAAACAAAATAACCGGAGAGGTTGACCACAGTGGGAACGCGTGGCCTGGTCTTGAAAACCAGTGGTCGTTAACAGCGGCTTCGGGGTTCGAATCCCCGTCTCTCCTTCTAATATCAAACAAAAGAGGTAATAAAGTGGGAACGACCGGAGAATTACATAAAGAATTATTCAAGATGAATATAAAGTTGGTTAAAGTACATCCATTCTATGAAACCTTCAAAGACGAACTTAGAGACATCTTAAGGAAATGTTTAACATATGAAAATAAATTTATAGCGACAAATTGTTTTCTTTCTGACAAAATTGATGAGCTAGAAAGAATAATGAAAGGATCTGGAAAATATCTTCATTAATTTTAATAAAAGGAATTATTGAACTATGATTTTAGCAGTAGGCGACATCCACAGTGAGTTCAAACACTTAAATTCTCTAATCAGTGAGAAACAACCATCAATAATTCTTCAAGTTGGTGACTTCGGATACTGGCCAAAAGACAAGAAAAGTCAGAAAATAAAAAATAAAGATACTATAATCTACTTTTGTGACGGAAATCATGAAGACCATGAAAGTTTGAAGAACCTCGAAAACAACGAAATACAACAGAACATATTTTATATGAGAAGAGGTTCTACTTTAACTCTACCGGATGGTCGAACTGTTTTATTTATGGGAGGTGCTTTCTCTCACGATTGGAGATATAAAGAATTTGGCAGTGATGAATGGAAATATAGAGAACCTGGAATTGACTGGTTTCCATTTATGGAACTAATTACTCAAGACGATATTAACAAAATTCCAAATATAAAAATAGATATTGTTATTAGTCATACTGCTCCAGAAGAATTCTTCATGCCACCAAGAGACGGAGGATTAAAAGTTAAAGATCCATCAAGAGAATGTTTATCTCAAATATTAAAAAAGTATAAACCAAAAGAGTGGTACTTTGGTCACTATCACTACTTTAAATATGGTTTTGATTATGGATGTAAATGGACAGCATTATCATATTCCAGATCAAATAGTAGATGGTGGGTTGGTTTAGATTTATGCAGGGTCGAGTAGTGGTCTAGCTCAGTGGTTTCATATGCCACGGACATGTGTCTTCATGGGTTCGAATCCCATCCCTGCTACATTAACATTAGACGGTGTAACCGAAATGGATAGGTGACGGGTTGCAACCCCGTTTATGCAGGTTCAAGTCCTGTCACCGTCTCTAACGGGCGAGTCGATTAGTATGGTGACATCAGCGGACTGTAAATCCGTGGCCCCTGGCTTGTAGGTTCGAATCCTTCCTCGCCCACCAAAATCATTATAAAAGGGAAACAAGAACATATGGGAAAAGAATTGTTATTCTCTGTTACTGCAAAGGACTGTGATTGGGGTTACTATCGAGGAAGTGGTAAAGGAGGACAAAAGAAAAACAAAACAAGTAACTGTGCTAGGTGTACCCATCGTGATAGTGGAGCAGTTGGGAAGTCAGAAAAAGGACGATCTAAAGAACACAATCGAAGAGAAGCTTTCCTCCATATGATCGAAACTAATAAATTTAAAGTATGGCACAGAGTTGAGATTGCAAGGAGACTTGGAACCCTTGCAAAGATAGAAGAAAAGGTCGATCAAGAAATGAAGAAAATTAAAGTAGAAGTTAAGTCCGAAGATGATAAATGGGTAGAATGGACAGACAATTTAGAATCTATTTAAAATAGAGAAATATGAAAGGGTAATAAAATGAACCCACAACAAATCTACCTTAAGAAGGAAAAACTACAAAAAAGCATCAAACTTTTATGTAGAAATTTTGAGAAAGAAACAAACACAGTCGTTACAGAGATTACTAACCGGAATACCGATAACAATGGTTGTCTAGATAGTACTAAAGAAGTTTCCGTAATTTGTGAAGATGACTACTGCATTTATAAATGAGAATTGTCACAACCAAACTGAAAGGAGAATTGTTATGAGAAGAATAACTCGTTCTTATTGGGGAAAAGGTCAAATAGAAGCAGTACCTGAGGAGACAAAGACAGAAGATAAAGCGGAAGTATTAGTTAGAGAACCTTCTGTCTTAGAACAAGTAGATAACAGGATCTATTTCTATGCAGAAATAAATCGTCAGAATATTTTAAAATTAAACAAAAGTTTACGACGGTTAAGTAATGATCTTATAACAACAAGCAATTTACAAGAGTTTAATATGTATCCACCTATAATTCTACATATCAACACTTATGGTGGTAACCTTTTTGATGGACTAGCAGGACTGGATGAAATAACAAATTGTAAAGTAGAAGTCAGAACTATTGTAGATGGTTGTTGCGCAAGTTCAGGAACTTTCCTTAGTGTTGCTGGAAAGGAACGATTTATAAACAAACATGCTTTTATGCTTATCCACCAACTTTCTTCGTTCTTTTGGGGTCCATATAGTGAATTTCAAGACGAGAAGAAAAACTTAGATCGGTTGATGGACATGATAAAGGACGTCTACAAAGAATACACTAAGGTACCAGAGAAGACGATAGACGAGATTTTGAAACATGATTTATGGTTCGACGCAGAAACATGTCTGGAATACGGGCTAGTTGATAAAATTCTCTAAGAAGGAAACTACTACATGGAAGAGGGCGATCAGGTAAATAATGTTGTTGTATCTACTGATGGTTGCACCTGTCAAGGATGCGGTAAAATCTATAAAGTAGATATTATAGTCCCTGACGAACTCTGGAAACTTATTAAGCCTAAAGATAAGTCAGACGAAGGAGGGCTGTTATGTGGAATGTGTATAATGGATAGAATAGAAGCCTTCAATAAATTTGATGCTTATGAATTAAGACCATTGTAATGGAGAGTGGAAATGAGTAAAATAGAGAAAGATAGTGAATTGCGTTACTATGCTTCCATTTTATGCGAGTATTTTGTGCCTGAAATGGATGGGTATACGTGTTTATGTCACGAGCCTAAAAGAATGGAAGACCCGATAGGGTTGAAAAAATGCGTAGTAAAATATTGCCCTAAGCTCAATAAAACTGACTAGGGAGGTTAAACCGTAGGGGTAGCGGGCTTGGCTGTAGACCAAGTGTCATTGCGTACTCGGGTGGTTCGACTCCATCACCTCCCATCAAAAACAAATAATGTATAGAAGAAGGAGATACTTATGAGGAAACCAATTGGATACAGCTTTGAGATCGGGATTAATGAAAACAAAACACCATCTTTATGTATGTATCCAACACAATTCTGTAACATAAGACCGATAGCTGTAATGAGTAATCTATTTCATGCTGTCATACCAAGTATGGTTCGTAACGTGTTTGGAGGGATAAAAGTAGATCTCCTCTTTGGTAAAATAAAGAGACCTGTTTCAAACCCTTTTGCAATACAAAATCCATGGACCAGCGGAAACCATTGGTTTGTTATCGATATACCATTCCCATTACCAGCATTCTTTATTTCCTTTGGGTTTGGTAAACGAGGGAAACAGTTTGGATTTTATTTCGGCTGCAAGACATACCGAATAGATCATATTTCAAATGCTGGTAAATGGTGTGATGAGTCTGAGATGGGAAACATTTACCTTTGTCCATCATGCAGTATCCGCGAAACAATGTGGGATTAATGGGAGAGTAGCTCAGCGATCGAGCAGTCGGCTGTTAACCGATTGGCACGTAGGTTTAAATCCTACCTCTCCCGCCAACTAGGTTTATTATTTTATGTACTTGTTAGGTGCGTTATGTGATGGAGGTCTGGGTGGAAGACTGTAGTTATCCCAGTTCAGTGGAAAGGATACGGTCGTACGGAGGCATGGCTGGCTACAGAGCAATCCTCCAGCGTCGAGGACGTATGGGCCATACATTTCGCATCTAACAAGTACAATT